GGCCTGTTTTTGCTGTGATGATTCCGAAGAGGAAGAAGAAGAGGAAGAACTGACCGGTGAAGAACTTGCCGAAATGGACTTCGAAGAACTTGAGGATGTCTGCGACGACAAAGACCTTGAAACTGACCCAGACGATTATGATGAAGACGACATCGAAAAACTCCGTAAAGCAATTGCCAAAGAACTCGGTCTCAAATTGCCGGCAAAGAAAGAAGCCAAAGGTAAAGGCAAGAAAGGGAAAAAGTAATCTGGTAACCGTATTCAAGATTTAAAAGAAGGTAGGGAAATTTCCCTACCTTTACTATCAACTATTAATAAACGTAGAAGTTTACTTATAATAACCATTAACTTATAAAACATTAAAAATTATGGCAACAAAGAAATCAGACTCCAAGAAGAAAGGAGATAAAGAAAAAGACCCCGAAAAAGAAGCTAAACGTAAGGCTCGTCAAGAGGCACTTAAGAATCGGCCGGCTGAACAACGCCCTAACAGCAAGCAAATCGATGTTATTGCCATTAACGACAAATCCAAGGTAATGAACTTTGGTTATGCTGTAAAGAACAAAGAAGGCTATCAGGGTGTAGTGGTTACTTCTGTATTGGTTACGGATGGCAAACCGGTATCAACTTCAGTTTCATTCGTTCCGGGAACTCTTACCGTTAAGTCTAAGAAAGGACATGGCGTTATTTGTTCTCCGAAAAACAAAAAGGCTAAGGAAGAAGAAGAAGAGGAAGAATCAGAAGATTAAACTCTAACTTACTAACTACTATCCCATATGTCTGCTATATAAATTTAGAGTTTAAGTTCATATGAATAACATCTACACTTAGGACGTTGTTCAGCCAAAAGCTCATTGCCTGTGAAGGTAGTGGGCTTTAATTTTTTATACCCATGGAAGAAGAGAAATTAGCAATTCGAAAGAATATTCGAATACTTGCATTGGATAATCTAATAAATACTTATACTGATGTACTAGAAGATAAAGAATTAAACCTGGGACCAGATGAAAGGGAACTTGCCATCAATATAATAAATGAGGCAAGAGAAATGCTATCAGAAGAAACTCAGGAAGTATCTAACCAAGTAATGCAAAGACCCAAATGGAAAAAGACTTAAGATTATTAGTGGGAAACATTAATCAAACTCTCAGAGAATTAGATTATGTTTCGTACCTTAAAAAGGTAGCTCTTAGTAAGGGTAAGAAAGGCGAATACCAATCCCATAGGTTGAAGAGTAATTATCTGAAAAGAAAACTCATATCTCTTAAAGGAGCCCTGAATAAAAAACTTCATGGGACTTATATTGTTGCCCAATTTAATTTTATAAGGGGGGAACAGAAAGAAACTTTTGAACAAACTTTTACGGACTTATCCCAGAAAGAGGTAGAAGATATACTTCAACTCGAGGCAGTTTTAAAACAATGCAGTTTAGAAATCCTAGAAATTAAAGAAATCCCAACCCAAATTAGGAAGGTATAACTATGGTATTATGTAAATAGGAAATTCAATTATTCACCTAATATAAATGAAAATGGCTAAGAAAACAGAAAAGAAGAGTAAATCGGAATCCAAGACTCCGGAACTCACAAAGGCTAAGAAAGCTTTGGATGCTTACCTTAAAGAGAACAAGTTGGACCCTACTAAGGATTGGACCAAAGACAAGAAACATGGTAAAAAGGTTACCGAACTTGTAAACAAGCTCAATAAGGAAAGAGACAAAGTTGCTGCTGCCTATCCTGAAGCTGACCAAGAGAACAACAAGAAATTGGTAAAACTCAAGGAAAAAGAGAAAAAGGAAAAGAAAGAAAATGGTGGTAGAACAGCTACCAAATACGATTATCCTCTCATCGATGGCAGAGAAATGACTTCGGCTGAGAAGAAAAAATACCGTATGGAGCAAAGAAAACTTGCTTCAGGTAAGGCTCCCAAGGAGGAAAAGGAAACTAAGAAAAAGAAGGAAGAAAAGGTAAAAGAGAAACCGGTTTCCGATAAGAAAGATAAGAAGGCCAAAGACAAGAAGAAAAAGAAGGCCGCTAAAGAAGAAGATTAATAAGAGCACTTTTTACTTTTACTTATCATATTTTTGAGTATTCGTTAATAATGGTAGAAGGCCTGGCAATATAAAAATTGTTCAGGCCTTCTATTTTTTAATTAAGTCGAAAATGGAACAAGAAGTATATAAACCAAAACTTAGAATCACTACACTATCAGAGAATGGTACTCCATTATCCGATAGGTTGGTAGATGCTTATACCGAGATGAATTCAGGTCCAAAGGTACAGCATAACGGTCCCATAAGAGTAGAAGTAACTCTTACTAATAAACAAGATATTGATAACTTCAAAGAATACTTAGATAGGTTATCTGGTACATTGCCTGCTAAGGCACCTAATGTGGGCAGAGGAAGACCTGCAGGGTCTACAACTAAGGAATTGGAATCACCAAGGGAGGATATTCTTGCAGATGTAGAAAAAATGATTGGAGAGGGTAAAAGCCAACAAGATATCATTAAATATCTTAGGGGATTGGGATTTGTATTTATCCTTACTGAAGATTTTCTATTTCACTTTCCTGGATTTGAGTTCAATAAAAAGGATGTGGGAGAAGCAACAGACAATAAGCAATATCCCAATTCATTCTCTTGGATGGCAAGATGTATCAAACGAGCTAAGGACCCAAAAGCAGATAAATTTGACCCAATGGTAATCTTTGGTTTTAGCATTCTTGGGGGACCCTCGAAAAAGATTATCCCATATCTCTATAAGGAAAGGAAGAAACCATTAAGGGCCCAAGTTGGTAAAAACGTAATCTCCTTCTCTCAGGCAGAATTCACTAAACTTCCCAAGTATATGAGGGAAGATGAACGTATTAAGTTCTCTACAGAGCAAAGACAATTACTTCTCAACCCAGAAAAGAAGCCTTCTAAATTCTTTATACGATGGGTAGATGATGCTATCTTCCCCGACTCAATCAAGGAAAAGATGGAAGAAATCAAGAACCGCTAACACTTACCTCCGTATTTATTAAAAGAGTATTTTATATAAAATAATTTTAGTATATTTGCATATAAAGAAAATTTAATTATGGACAAGGAAACAAAAGACATCGTAAAGCTCATTGTTGGTATTCAAATTGAATCACTCAACTCAATCAAAGAGGATGTTAAAAATGGGAATGATATTGCCCAAGACTTAATCAAAAAACTCCTTCAGATTGAGGATGACGAAATAATTCGAGCACTAGATGAGCACATTGAATTATACGTAGAAATTGAGAATACTCCTCAACTGATAAATATGCTAAGTGAATACCAAATGCTGGTATGCTCTCACATATTATTCAGAATGGAAGATGAATGGGTACATACTAATTCTCAGGGAGTACTTGGTACTTGGGCAATATTCCAGAGGGCAAATCTCAAATTCCACCCAGAACTAACACTTTTAAAATTTTAATATAGACATGGAAAAGAACGAATACTTAGAATCAGTAGAAATGAACACTGGAGTCGAAATGATTCCTTGCGAATCCTCTAACATTGAGGGCTTTGGTTATAACTCAAAGAAAAAACAACTTTGGGTTGCTTTTAAAGGTAATCGAGTTTATCGCTATGATGATGTACCTTATGAAATCTGCAACGGTTTACATCAAGCAGAATCAAAAGGTAAATACCTTGTAAAGAACATTAAAAATAAATTCGAAACTACAAGTTATGAACTCAGAAACTAAATTCATATTGGGCCTGGTAACCCTGGGGGCAGTGATTTACTTTATTGGTGAGAATAGAACTCATCCAGTAGAAGTGAGCACTGCTCCTTCTCATTTTGAAAGTCCCATAACCAAGTTAATCTCTCTTCAAGATAGCATGGACATTAAACCAAAAGAAGAGAAGAAGCAATGGTATAAATATAGGGTAGAAATAGAAACGATTCCAGAAAATCAAATCTATAAGATTGAGAAATCTGGATACCAGCAATATGAAGTTTCTAGATTGGGTGAAACTTATTCCTATGTAACCTACGAATTTACCTCAGACAAGGTAATGACTACTCAAGAAGCCTATGACTTCGTAAAGAAATATCCTGAAAGATGTACAAGGGTACCAAATACATCACAAGATAACATTTACGATAAATATAACGAGGATTACGAAGATTACATAAATGATCCAGAGGATGAAATTAACTATCCTCCAGAAATCTTCGACTTCCTAGCCGATTAACCCGAGCAAATAGAAAATAATTCAAATAAAATTTTTCTATTTAAAATAAAGTTCTTATATTTGTATCAGAAAAAGAAATTAATCATTTTACTAACATTTTAAATATAGACGTTATGAAAAAGAATGAATCAAAGGTTACTAACCTGGTTGCAACTAAGGTTGCCGAACAACTTGAAGGAATTAAAAATTCTAAGACTGCTAAGGCTTCTGCTCCTAAGGCCAAAAAGACTAAAAAGGAATTGGTACAAGATGCTCAAGAAGCTGCCACTAAGTTTGCCAATGCTAAATTGGTAGAACTCTCTCCTAAAACCAAAACTTCCAAAAAGGAACAGGTTGTCAAGGAAGTTAAGGAACAACAAAAACCCTCCATCATCGAACAGGTAATTTCTAATCGGGAAGTTAAATACGTATACCCTGCCGATGTAGTTGATACACTTGCTCGGAAGAAATGGAGACAACAAACTCGAAACGAACTCCATCGATTGGAACTTGCAATGGCTCGTATCAAAGATACAAACTCTAAGGAATTCAAGGCTGCGGCTAAATCCTATGAGGACTTTAAAAAGAAGGTCCTCAAACCAGAACAAGTTGCATAAACCTTTATTAACCAGGTGCCCGGGATAATTACCTGGGCATCTCAATTCATACAAAATGGATTACACTATCTTCTCTGATAAAGAGATGCTTAAGCAGGACAAAGAACTTGTCGATTTACATAAGCGATGTTGTAAGTCCTATCTAATCCAACATTCACTTAAGCACTCCAAGATTAAGAAGTTCTTTATCGTTTACGATTGGTATATAAATACCGATAACGTAAGGAATTTCTTTTTCAGGCCTATAAACCTTTTCATTCAGGCATTGCTTTTAGGGCAACTTGATGAAATATCCGATTACATTAATCCTAACAAAAATGGAAAACGAAAAAAGAAACGAACCAGAAAAGTATAACGTACTTTACTGCAAAGGCAAATATCAGTATAAATCTAAATATCCCCAAATAGAAACTAAACATAAGGTTATCTATGCAGGGCCAGTAGAACCAATGGCACCCATCTGGGATAATGTATCGGATATATTAAGGAAATCTGATAGAATTTGTACTGAATCTCGAAGAGAATTAAAGAAGTTAGAGGAACGTTCACAGAATAACCTTTACTTCAAGAAAAATGGTATTACCCATATAATCGTATACAAATGTTTAGAGAAATAGTTAAAGACCTATATATAGGCAAATCGAAGTTAACCATAGAATGTAACCAAAAGGAAATACCCCAAACTACTCTGGTTCAGGATGTATTACAGAATACTGGATTTACTGGTAATATGCCCGACTATGGTACCTATGGTAATTTCAAGGATGGGAAATTTGAGATTACTCCAATGATGCCTAAGCATTGCTTATTTATTACTGGGGTACCCAAAGGGGCAATCCTTGATAATTTCCGAGTTAGAAGAACATATTGGTCCTCTTATTATGAGGATGATGTAAGAGGGTACTTATTTCAGATTACAGATGAAGGTATACCTCGTTTAATAATCACAAACTAAATCTATATGGAAGCAATCGATTACGTAAAATTATTTAAACTCGACCAAGAGAATTATGACTTTAAAAGGGAAGAGTTTATATCCGAATTAGGTAAAGAATTTCTAGATTATTGCCAAACTACCACAATTGGGATAGATAAAAAGACTGGCAATATATACTACTACCGATTTAGGGAAATAGTTAAGAATTTCGAAACTAAATTCTGGGCAATCTCAGAACTTAAAATAGGAGAACCATTAACTCAGAAATTATGGAATGCCTTTTTCGCTACTCAGATAGTTCCTTTAAGGCAAAGGTTATTCCCAAAGGTTCAGAAATTAATCGAAGAGCAAAAGGGGATAACCCATAACCGTAGTAAACAAGACAAAAAACCTACGAACCATAAAAAGGCAAACTATGGCAAGGGAAATCACAGACCTGCATGGGAATAAATTTAAGGTAGGGGATTATAAGCTTTGCCTTAATATCCCTATCACTGGGAAAGGTAATTTAGTATTCACCAGGGACCTAATCTCTGGTGAACCTTTTAATTTATCAGTAAGTAAGAAAAAATATAAGGGATATTTCTATAACCTATCTTTGAATCTGTATGTAAGGTTCGATTTAGAGTATATGGGTTATGATGAAAGTTCCGATATCAGAAAATCTCATTTGTATGTCAGAAAAGGAAAATAAAATGGTAAGATTCCCAAGACCTATGGGGACTACTGCAATGGCATTAGAATATCAGAAGAACCCAAATGATGAACTTCTGATAAAGATACATAATTATATCATCAATCAATGGCTAATGGGAAATGGTGTATTATGTGGTATCACATACGACATAAATACATTCTCATATCGTATGGGTATAGATATTAACTACATACGGGTATTTATGAGAGATAGGCTATTAAGCTCTAGAATATGGGATAAAGAAAAAGCAGAAGATTTACTTCAAGCGTTAATGGGAGAACAACTAGCATGGGCATTAGAAGACCGTATGGAAATAGCCCATCAGGTTAATATCCTAAGAGAATCTCAGGGAGGGAAATACGTACCGTTTATATCTGCCGAGCTGGGAAAGGCCCTTAAATTAAAGCTTGAATCCTCTACATCATTGCAGTCTATCGTACGTAATCTCACTGGAGGAAGTACTACGAATATATTTGCTCAATTCAATCAACAGAACAACGTAACACAGCAAAATGCAATCACCGTTGAAGAGGCACGTCAAATCGTATTGGAATCACAAAGGGTATTAGATAAACCAGAAGAGGCTAAACTATTGGAGGATAGGTATGACATTAAGTCTCTACCGGAAGTAGTTGCTACTAAACAAGAAGGAGTAGATACAAGTAAAGAGGGTCTTAACCTTAATAAAGCAGAGTTAATGCAAATTACTGATGATTATAAGGGAGCTATGTCTTCATTCTCTAAAGAACATCATGAACTACGTAGAGAAATCGAAATGCGTATAGACCCAGACGAAGAAGACCCAGAGTTATATCAATATGAAGACTTTGAGAAAGAAGAAAAAGAGGATGGCTCATTTGCATCTCAATTCCTCCGAAATAGTAAGCTCCCATAGTTATATCCGGATATTGCATATTTAAAAAGAAAGAATTATATTTGCATATCAATTTTAAAATAGACAAAAATATGGAACTACCAAAGACATCTTACAAAGAGACTCAGGTTAACAAGGTTAATCAGGGTACATACTTTAAATTAAAACCAACTGATACTGCTCCAGTATGGGTAAGAGACCATTATGATAAATCATCTAAGACTTATGCTTGCCATAAGTATGATGACTCAAATCACGAAAAATTTCTCAAGGGAACAAGGAAAATATACATTGACTTTACATTTTAATCACATGAACTTATTTAGACGAAAGAGATGCTGTAGTGAACTCATTGCTATTAAAAATGGCAACTTAATATTCAAATTGAGTAATACTCATATCAATGCTGCTTATAATACTTTACAGGCAATAATGAGGAAATCTGGTATATTCGATGAGAATCTATATTTCGATGTCTATCAGGAATATCGGAAACATTATGCTATATACGACGTAGTACCATCATTGATAAGGTATAAGATACCCTTGATATTTTCAGGTAGATACCCAAAGAAACTATTCGATAATCAGTTTACTTTTGAGGAATTAATACCAAATGCTCTGGTATATCATAGCTTACCAGAAAATTTCAGATTACCGGAAAGCTTAGAGAAAATCCTTTTAGAAGTAAGAAAAAGGGTATCTGCTTATATAGACCAAGAAGGTATATCAGACCAGGGTTATAGGGATTTGGCTCGAATGAATTTCGTAAAACAATGGGATGTATTTAGAAAGGACCCATCTCTTATAGATTGCTATATGGATGCTCAATTGGGCATGCTATATATGTGGGCTAGAGTAGAAAATAAAACAATCGTAAAGAATATAATCGAAAGAACTCAAGATGAACTAGCTCAAGAGTTCTTATCTAAATATTAACAAAATGGAGAATAAAGAGAAATTTGCTTTCCGAAAGGTTAAAATGTCGGAAGGTGTAGAGGTAGAATTTATTAAATTACTTACCTCAGTAGAGACTAAAAATGATGAGGATGTAATTAAAGCTTTTAAAGTTCAATTATCCTCTGGAGTATTAACTTGCCATGCAGAAATATTATCTAGAACACCAAATCAGATAATATTTCAAACATCCCAGTTCAGTAAACCCTATAACTTTTATAAAAACTGGGAACTATGGGTATTCTCTAATATCCTGGGTGTATGGACTTTAAATAGGTTTAGGATATGATTACAATGAAAAACCTCCAAGTAGAGGATATAAAAGATGAATGGTTATATAATGCCTTAACACAGGGCATCAAGGAATGTATAACTGCTCCAGTCCTAACTTTGGACCCAACAAAGCCAGAACCAATTAAGAGGGCAGAAATGATACTGGAGAATTTCTCTCAGGAAGATTCTCCAGTAGTAGCTACAGTGATTGCTCCAGGCAATTTCATACAGATGATATTACCGAAACATGAGATACTTCTCTCGGTAATGTTCATCTATAAGGAAAGGAATACCTATGTACGACTTATAATACAAAAACTTGCTTATGAACGAGAAAAGACTACCACCAAGACTAATGGTTCTGCTAGTGATACTGAAGGGTGAAAAGGTATATAAAGAGTACCAAAACGGTTAGATGAATATTCCTCGGGTATACAAGAATTAGTAGAAGCAAAACCCATTACTGAGAATAACCAAGATGTTGAGAAAATACGGAAAGGGTTACTTATCTCTCTTAAATCTCAGGAGTTATCAGAGGTATTAGCTACTAAAATAAAGCAAGCCATACATGAAGTATTTGAAAACGAAAAGAAGAAAGGTGGACTAATGAACAAGGAACCCTCTTTAGAACCTATGGAGAGTTCAATTATAAGAGAGGCTCTATATTTGCTAACTCCCCAATTACCTTAATAATTGAAAGGCAGTCTAATCCACTGCCTTTCATAGCGTGTACACATCCTCAGCCTCCCTAAAAATAAATTAGATATATTTTTCTATAAAAATAAAAATGCTTATATTTGCATATCAATTTTAAAATAGACAAAAATATGAAAACGAACTCAGTAACTTACAATCAGGCAGACGAACTAATTAAGGTAGTTCGCAATTTCTTAGAAAAGAAATCTACATTTGAACTTGACTCTGATGAAAAGGGTCATCTCTTAAATCTTCTAATGGGACTTCTCATTCAACTGGAAGAGGATTACAAACTCAATTGCTTGGATATCAACCAAATCCAAATATATGAGACTACCTATTATACATTTACATTCGAATCAATGATAACTGCAAATACCAATCCCTATAAGGGTCAACTGGCAGATGCTGCAATTCAATTCATGAATGATTTTACCGATAATGACGGTAGGTTCATATCATTCAATCAACTCGATAGAAACAACTGGATTTTCCAACTTAATTTCTCAATCTCATGACAAAATATAACGTTAGTCCATTAGTTGCTCGGGAGATAGAATTCTCCACGGGCACTATCTTTGGTGGTAGCTGGTGCAGATACTTTATTTCAATTACCCTACACCAATGCTATATAGAAGCAACATGGAAAACCCGTCCTAAAAATGATTTAGACGGGCACAAAGAAATCTTTAACTCTTTACAGGATTATCTAGATTGGTTTGCTAATCTTAAGAAAACTTACGGGAGGAGAATATCCCGTAAACAAATGGTATATGCTGCATACGATGAAACAACTCGTACCTTTAGTTACAAACCCTACGAGAATTGGGCTACCAGACGTTCTAAAGAGAGATTAAATAAGCCCAAGGAACCATTATTGGCCGATGAATTATACTAATCCCTAACCAGTTAATATATCCTCAGGGAATTTATCCAAGACGATGAACAAGATGAGGACATGATATCCCAATATACCAATATCTACAATGCTATCGAAAAATGGGAATCAGACCACAGGGAAACAGAAATCTTCCAACAACTTGTAGTATCAGAATTATTTAACCAACTAAATAAATAATCACTATGGTAAACTTATATAAATTACTCAACGTACTGGAACAGGGCATGTCTCTGTTCCAACTTAATAAATGGAAAACCGAAGGCATCTGGTATCCAATCACCCAATACAAAAAGGAATCAGATGAAATACAGGTAGTAACTAACCTATTTGTTGCTGACCAGGAACAGTACCATATCCAACTATCTGGGAATTATCCAGAAGAATCTGAAGACTGGAACAAGTTTCTAGAGGAAAACCAATGGAAAATCTATCCCTTACTTGCAAATATAATGCAAGTCTTCTTGCCCACAGGGAACTATCAGATTATGTATACCTTATATCCACAAGGATTCATATCAGTAATTGCTAAACCCATAAACAAATAACATTATGATTACCGAAGAACTTAAATATATACTAGACTCATTACCTTCAGGGGTACATGAACAAGCCAGGGAACTGGTAAAAACTTGGAAAACTGCCAATGGTCGAATAGTAAAAGAAATTTTTGAACTCTCAGAAGAAGAGACCGATGAACTTCAACAAATTGCCGATGAAGCTAAGGGTAAACTATTTACCCTATTATTTGGCCCACTCTATCATCATTACGTATCTCAATATGTATTAGACCAGGACTATTTTGAAGAAGAGGAACAATTCATTGAGGACCTATCAAAATATTATAACCTATGACAGAATACATCAAAAACCAATTAATCAAACTATGCGGCCATCCCGAATGGTTTAACGATATGCTCATCTCATTGGATAACAATCCCGAAGAACCTCATACGGCTATTCGCAATTATTTATCCCATGTACAACTAAATGGATTACTAGAAAACACCGAAATAGTACATGTATCATTCAATGGAGATGAACCTAAACCGGGATTCTATTTCGAAATACCCAAAGATCCTAATATGTATCTCATACTTGGAATCCTGGATGAAGATGAACTCCCACATACCGTACTATTAGGTAAACCAAAGTTTAACCCTCAACTCAACTAATATCATGGAACCAATCATAACAATAAATGGTTACCCAATCGGATGGGAATGGCTAGACAAAGTACCTCTAGAGGACTTTAACTGGCTAATCGAAATATTCTCTACCATGACAGATAATACTGATACTTATGACTTTGTAGGATATACAGATTCAGAAACCTTACCAGGTATCAGAAGATATGCTCAGTAGACAAGATACCATTAGCTAACTTCCTAAACGAAGACCAAGGCTACGAATCAGGTATATCCATGTACGGTCACTACATAGCATGCAAATGCCTTGACATATCCTCAGAAAGGGAATACATGAATCAGTATACCGATATAAGAATCCTAACTAATGAGATAGAGCCATGCTAACAAAAGGGAAATTCCTGGTATCTTTTGAGGTACCAGGACACACTAAAGAATACACAGAGGGATAATGGTAATCCCCTACAGAACTGAGGAACTAAGGCCATATCTAAGGTACCCCAACCAAGAGATAAACAACCTCCACTCCGAACACATAAGGATAAGAGAAATATTACAAAAGATATAACCATAATCGATATACCATGAATATCATCTATCCGAATAATCCTATCCGTAGGAACTATCCTCATCCTAATACGAAATGAGGATATCTACCAAGCCCACAAGCATACCCACCCAACAAATAAAATATCATCTCACAGCTACTAACCCTAATAATATACACCATTATCCCACATATCAAGGAATAAATACCGGGTACCTCCCCCCCCAACACAAAAATAAAACAAACCTCTATAACACCATCTATTAATATAATAATACCCAATACATATATCAAGGTACTTCACTGGGGGTTTTGGGGATTTAGGCAAACAAGGCTAGGCAAACTCCCCCTTACTATACAAAGCTACTCAACTACACTATAGCTACTATATCATATAGCTCTACTACACACTTTAAAGGCAATCACAAAAAGGCCTAAAAAGGTACACAAAATCCGACCATTAGGGGCCCCTAAATCCTATTGCCTTGAGTACCCTTTATATATATATATTATAGATTGCATTCAAGGTAATTCGAAGGTAGGGGATTATATAATACAGATATGTTATGTAGCTTCTATGTATGTAGGTAGTATAGCTTTAGTACATCGTCGATTAATAGCCATCACAATTTACCTTGATTACCTTCACCAAGTTATTATATTAGTATATATTATATAATAAGTACTGGGATTAGGCAATAGGATTTGTGATCAAGGCAATTAAATTATTAGGTTTTAGGGCTAAATGGTTTATAGGATTTAAGGCTTTCATGGGGCATATTTAGGTAATATTCCTAGTAACTCTGTAATTTATTTGCTTAGTATTTATATTAGCATTAACTTTTGTATTCTAGGACAATTTTGTGATTTAGGGGTACCTTGATTGCCAAGAGCCATTAGGTATTATATAATATTAGTTATGGGTAGGAAGGTAAATGGCAATCTCCATTCATGGCCTCGGAGATTTAGGCAAATATAATTCAAGGCCCTTAATAACCTACGAAGGCAATCAAGGATATTGCATAATTAAAAAATAGTTCTTATATTTGCATCAGATAAATAAGTTATTCATTTTTAAATATAGACCATATGAAAGATTTTAAACTGTACACTAAATTCAATTTTGCAAAATGCGTTCACCTCTCCCTGCTCTCAGTTCCCGAAGGTAACCTATGCTCCTCTCCCGAAGGCATCATTAGATTCATTAAGCCTTACTTACGGGAACTACAGGAGAACACAATCATTCCCGATTACTTAACTCTAGTATCAATCCAAACTATCGAAAACGAAGAAGCCGGAGTACATATATTAACCTTTACCATCAATGACCCAGAACATTTCGATGACAATGATACTGCTGGCATCACTTGCCTTGAATGCTTACGGGATACCTTTGCCTATGACCCAGAGGCATGCTTTGGTCAGGCACCTAAGGTAAACGAATTCGAAAACCTTTACACAGTAACAGTTCCTTTCACTTGCTAAATCACTAAGGGGTATCCATAACAGGGTACCCCTATTAATACATTAAATACAAACGTTATGAGAACAATTAATCAAATTTCAAACCTCATCATCCTTACCTTAGTAAATTACGATAAGGATTATCCATGGGCATCTTACATTGCCAATTCACTTTCACAATTCGATTTGATATTGCCAGAACTAATGCAATCGAAAGCTAAGGAAATATCTATCTACCTTAACACAGATGATTGCCTTATGGAATTCTCATCCGAAATCCCTGACCCAGAGGAAATTGAACCCGATTTTACCTTCAACATCAAGTATATAACCTTTCAGGTATACTTCGATTAATATATTAACCCAGAGCCTAACTAAGGTATCTGGGTTTTACCTTACGCTAACTTAGTAAGCCCTTATAGGCTAATCTATGAAACCAGGCTTACCTTAGTCCATATATGGCCTTATTGAATTAGGACCTAATAGGTTTATAGAGGGCAATAATAGGGATATAGCTAATCGGCCTTAATTCTTTATCACCTTAGTCGATTAATGGCCTTCAATATACAGGTATATAATACACTCTCAAGAGGACAGGCATAAGCCATATAGGAGAATATCCATATACATATCATATATGCCCACTACAAGGCGTGTGAAGATTACCCTTGTGAACCTCCAAAATTAAGTGCAAATATTAAGTGCACAATATTTTCTATTTTATGAATTTTTCACAAAAATAATTTTGAAAATAAAATTATTCATTTTCTCAAAAATTTTTCTTGAAAAGTTTGTAGATTAAAATAAAGTTCGTATCTTTGCAATGTGAGAAAAACAAAGCGATATTTGAATGAATTTTTATTTAAAACTTTTTAAGAAAATAATTTTCTAAAAAATTTTTCTATTTAAAATAAAGTTCTTATATTTGCAATACAGAAATAAATACTACCTTATTAGAATAGTTTAAAAAGTCTTGAAAGTCTATTTGAAAAGGTAATAAAAATAATAAATAATAAAACTTTCAAGCAATTTAATTATGAAAAAGCAAATTAATAACGTGAATGTAGAAAAAGCAAGTGCAAACGCAAAAGCAAATAGTTTGATAGCTTTAGACGTATTGAAAATTGTAAAAGAAAAAAATGCAGGACTTTTCAAAACCTCTTTAGGGACAAAAACAGAAATTTACAAAAAAGAACTTTTTGAGGGTGCAAACGAAAAGCAAATCAAATCGTTACGCAAAAAGTTCAGAAATGTAACTTTCAATTTTCTTTCAACCATTGCAACAAATTCAGATAAAAAACTAATTGACGGCTTTATAGACTTTTATAAACAAGTCTATACATTAAATGATTTTTCATTTAATTCAATTGCATCCGAAAATACAAAAGAAGAAAAGAAAGCAATTCTAATAAAAGGGCTTGAAATAGTGAAAAACTCCTTGAAATAAAAAAAAATCAGATAGGGAGTAAAATTTTACTCCCTATCATAAAAATAAAATTATTATGTTATTAATTTTGTTTATTATTTTATTAGCTGTTTTTGTTAGTGCTTTATATGTAGTTTATATTCTTTTAAAGTCAAATCATAGAATAATATCTACTATTATTAACGTGCAAACTTTTCAATTAATTAATGCAGAGCAATTTCTACTAATTGAACAAATAAGCATGGACTATTTAACTGAGGTTGAATATACAATTTATAAAAAATTTTCTTTTAAAACTTTTTTACTATACTTATGTTATTGTTTAAACGAACAATTTAAAGAAAATTTAAACAATCATTTAGTAGACAATTAGAAAGCGCAAAGGGACAAAGTTTTATTTGTCCCTTACTTTTTATTTTCAAATGTTAAATTTAACAGAACCGTACTCCCCTTTTAGTACCACAACTTTCGAAGCCCTCACATTAAGGGGTACCTTGAAGGCAAATACACATTTTCAGTACCACACAAAAATCACTCCTCGTATTAAGGGCATACCTAGATATCCCACACCACACATGCCCACATAACAAACCAAAGAATAAAACATCTATCCCCCTGGTAGATTACAATATCAAAGTTCTTTCTATAAACCAAAAACTTATAAAGATATGGAAAATAAAGTTCTTAAATTAGGGGGAGAGAGATCTACCCAAGATGTATATGCAGAAATAGAACGGGGAAACTCTGAGAGATGGACAATACAATCTCAAAAGCGTAAGTATGTAAATGACAAATTGTCCTCCGGGATTATTCAAGTTGGTTATTCTGTTAGCATCGATAACCCGGACTATCTTCTGGAGGAAGACAAAAGTATCAATTGTATTCAGATTACTGCACTACATGGAGGTACTCCTGGGCTTTGTATACTTACACAAGATGAATCTGATAATAAAATAAATCTACACCTTACTACTCCCCAAGAAAGAGAATATTGGGAAATACATTTTAATCCTATACCCATCGATGGAGTAGACATGGGTGATTTTTTTAATGTTACTACCAATATTAGTGGCGAAGGTGGATTTATGATTTATGATAACAGAAATAAGGATTGGATAGTAAATCAAAATAGACATGCTATTAATATCTATATTAGTAAACTGTACCCGGGAAATTTCGAAATGTTGTCTTGGTCCTGCTTTGATAAGCAGGGTAATGCTTTTACTCCTAACTACAATTTACCAAGTAATTCATACTTTACAACAAAAACAACTGAATCGAATTCCTATACTCTTACAAAAGTTTCAACTCCCTCTGTTAGCAGTACTACTCCTATACTCTCCAGTAGGTTTAACCCCACTAAAAAATATCCATTAGATTTGAATTTTTATTGGGGAGTTCCAACTTAATACCTGTATTAAGATAATATCCCAATTATAAAAGCAATTACCCAGAATATAAGAACCAGTGTATATGCAACAGAATATCTATGCCATGGATACCAGCAGGTAATATAAGAATCTACTTTTAGTATTTCTGGATGTTCTTCCTCGTATTTTTTATCCTCTTCTCTAGAACTGTATTTCATAAATACATAGAAAGGTAAGAATACGAGGAAGATTATTAGAGCAACTGGGAACAAGAGTAGGAGAAGAATCTCCCACCCTTGCATTGATGACCCAGCATAATTACCATCTCTGTCAAAAAAGTATCTCATAGTAATCTATATTTTAGGTATTTGATTAATAGGTAAATCGGAAATAGAGGTAATACTATCCATACCGATATGAATAGAATAAGAGAGTGTATTTTGTGAGTATAGGGTAAATAATCCAAGCAAGCCCTTACAAAAAATACCGTGAATGGCAAACATACCAAGTAAATTATCGCTAATACTGTAATCATTGTTCTCTGAAGTATTTGTTAATAATCTTGGTAAACTTCTTATCAAATTCAATCATCATATCGAAAGCATCTGTATCTTTCATACTTCTCATCTCCTTATCAAGTAATTCTATGTTTCTCTTAATTGAGAAATAGGCCTTATATGCAAGGAATACTCTTTCATTTTCTTCGGTAAGCGGACGAACTTCTCCCTTTTGCCCATCCAATCTTGGGTATGTATCATCAGGACCCAAGGTTCTTGCAACTTTTACTCGGTTACTGAGCATTGCGAATCCACCTTTTTTATCAATAGATTCCACTGTAACTTTCTCAATGATGGGTCTTCTAGATAAGGTGAAGAGAACCTCATCCCCCTCTTTAAGCTTTTTGATTTCTTTCTTTTCTTTTTTCATATCTATTTTATTTAGAAATTTTCTTTATGCAAATATACGAAATTATTCTTTGTTTATTGCATTATCTATTTTATTTTTAATAAATTCATAGGCATTACCCCGGTAATCCTCTAGCATTTTGTATTCCTGTGGAGATAGAAATATTCCGTTTACTTTAAAAGCATCTCTTAGATGCTCTGGTATAGTGCCTTGATGAGTGATGTTATTATAACGGATGATGAAAAGTTTCTCTTGGTCTTCATCAATAACTCCAAGAGTGTTGACTGGTTGGAGTTTAGTTTGGTAAATCCCTCCAAAAGCAGAAGGAACCATTAGAATACTTCCCGGTATTCTAGTTATCCAATGGGAATAATCGGGAGTAATTACGGCAATTTTCTTCTCTTTTTCAAGTTCTTTATCATAAGCTAATCGATTAAACCAAAAAGCACATTTAAAACAAACTTGTTTTCTTGCCATAAGTTGGGGAATCTCTCTAGTTTCATCGAATTCCTCTAAATTAATTGGTTTGCCACATATCTGGCATTCATTTTTCTTGCCCATATTGCATTATTTTATAAGTTATATATGATAATAGAACCTCGAAACATCCTAAAAATGGGTTATAAGCAATACTTTTGTTACTAAAATTGAGCCATTAAAACTGATAAGTTATGGATAAACTAACAAATGAAATGATTAAAGACCTTGCTATTCGCTTAGGTCTAGAACCTGCTCTATTGAAAGCTGTTCAATTGGTAGAAGCAGCAGGTAGAGATGGGTTTTTAGCTGATGGTAGGCCTCAAATCCTCTTTGAGGGTCACATTATGTACAAAGAAGTACATAAGAAATTCCCTGACAGAGATTTAGCTTACCTTTGTAAGAGATATTCTACGATTTTCTTCCCTAAATGGGATAAATCGAAGTATTTGGGAGGTGTACACGAGTATAAGAGACTCGAATTAGCCAAAGAAATTGACGAAGAATGTGCATTGAAGTCTGCAAGTTGGGGTATGTTCCAAATTATGGGCTTCAATCACCGCCTTTGTGGATGTAAAGATGTCTTCGAATTCGTTCATAAGATGTCAGAATCTCATGCAAATCAACTAGAACTCATGTATTATTTCATGAAAAACTCTGGTTGTTTGAGTAATCTCAAAGAAAAGGACTGGGCTGGCTTTGCCAGAAAATACAATGGTCCCGGGTATGCCCAGAATGCCTACGACCAAAAACTAAGAAATGCTTACGAAAACTTCAAAGATAAATTATGAAAAGATGTCATTTTAACAGCTGGGTAGCAAAAGTATTTCTTTTCCCCAGTTACAAAGCAATTACTCTGGTGTATAACTCATTCTTCAAACACAAAGTAGAAGAGTGTAAACCTGATGATATCAATCATGAGTGTATTCATCAGATACAGCAGATTGAGTGTAGTATAGCAGGTTTGATACTTGGTATCATACTCTGGTTATCCTTTGATATATCCTTCTGGTGGGTAGTGGCCCTGGTTTTTGGATTCTTCTATCTCTGGTATATTATCGAATACATAATCATCGGGTGCTTTGCCAAGTGGGATAAACAGAACGAAAGGTATCATGATGTAAGTTTCGAAGAAGAAGCTCACAATAATGATAAGAATCTGAGTTATCTTGAAGACCGTAAGCCATTTGCTTGGATTAAGTACATTAAATTGAGAAGCTATAAGAAATGAAAAAATTAAAAGTATTAGGGGTGTCTGCTGGTGCAGGCATCCTTTTGTTCCCTTTTAGAAAGAATTTGATAGCTAATATAGAAACTCGAGGAGTATTTTATACTAAAGGCTTAGAGCAGTGGAAATTGAACTTTGGTGGTATACCCTATTATAAAGATGAAACCCTCCCAGATTGTAAGCCAGACATTATACTTTCAAGTCCAGACTGTGGAGCATCTTCTATTATGAGGCTTTCAAAAGTAAAAGAATTGGGCAATCCCCAAGAGAATAAATCCCTGAATCTAGTAATTCAATCAATCTTACATTATAAACCTAAGATATTTCTTATTGAAAACTTACCTCGTTTGCTATCTTTGCTCCCAAAAGAATATCTTCAAAAAACTCTTGAAGACTATAAACTTATTTTTCACGAAAGAAGCGTTTCTGACTACGGTAACTCACAGTTATCACGAAAGAGATTACTTATCATTGGAGTACATAGAAAAACTGGTAAGAAATACTTGAATGCTTTTGATGAAGTATTCCAAGTAAAAACTCCAACAACTACTAGAAATCTACTTAAACCACTCACATTCTCTCAGGAAAATAATACTAACCAGATTCCATTCATGAGTAAAACTCTGGCAATGTATGACTATCGAAAACTCCCTGAGAAGAAAAATCTCACAGTAGCAAAGATACATAGACTCTGGGTTAGAGATTTCAAGGATGAAAAGAAATGGCCTATCAAAACTGCAAAGATGAGTACTCTCCCGGGAGTATATCGATTAGAGTATGATAAACCCCCATTAACTCTTAGACCTGCAGATAGGCAATTTAGACCAGATGGATACCCCTTGGGAATCGAAGACTTCAAGGCAATTATGGGATTCCCTGATAAATTCGAAATTTACCTTCACAAGAATGGTGATACCTTCGAAGGTGATTTTAAGGATTACCATTACTGGCTTAACAAGGCAAGGTATACAATTGCCAAAGGGGCAGTAGGGGAAATAGGTATTTGGTTCAAAAAATGCCTTAAAAAGGTACCTTAATTTTCAGTGACTCCCCCCTATATATATTATGGCCAGGTAAGAAGGTAAGAAGGTAAGAAGGAAGGAAAGGAATAATTTCAAAATCAATTCTGAAAGGATAGGGATTGTTAAGGGAAAGGAAAACAAGCCACAAACCTAACTAATTGATTTTGAATGAATTAGGTAGTACCAAGACTTGGCAAGTTGATGCCAAGTACCTGATTTAGAGCTAGTTGACTATATTTGTATGAAACACCAAAATCGAAAATGATATGACTAAGAAGATTTTACATCGTTCGGAAATTACACCGAAGAATCTGAAAGCAATCTTCAATCTGATTGCTGTACTATACCATCGATTGATTAAAAATCGAAAGGGAAAAATTCGTATAACTCTTTCTGAAGATTCGAAAGGACTCGAATTTAGATTAAGAATACCTACCTCGGAATTAAGTTCAAGTATGAAAGCTTTAATCCGTATTGGTATGGATAAGTTCATTGCTAAGGACACTTATTTGAGAATCAAGGATGAAGACATTTAAGAGGGCCTTGTTTATTGTACTTCTAGGATTTACTATTTACCTTTGCTTCAGGAATTACAAACTTTCTCGAGAGGTTGATTCCCTGGAACTAGCGGTCAATGAAATCCCAGATACAGTATACACAAAGAAACCCTTCAAACCAGAGAAGAAGTACTCAGAAAAAGTTGAACCAGGTAAAATCTTAGTTCATGATAATAAGCAGCCAACTCTCTTTCCTGATTCCATGCTAAGGCAGCCAGTTATCAGTAACCAAGATTCCCTGGTTCAAATCGTTTTGAAGAAAGATAAGTTGAACTTAAGTCTGTTCAATAAGGAGACTAACACTTATTCAACTAGACTATTCCCAATCGATTTAGATAAGTACAACTACAACTGGTATGAAGGTCAATTAACTCGAAAGAAAGTTGCAAGGTTATCACTTAGTCCATACGTCTATGGCAAATATAGACCTTTCAATAATCTCTTCGATATGGGAGCTGGTCTTTCAATCAAGACTAAGAGATTTAATTACAAATTCGGAGTCAATACCTTTTACTACCCAAAGATAAAATCTGGTATAGGTACTGACATCGAATTTCAAATAACGTATAACTTTTAAGTAATGGCAAAGACTATCTCAGAAACTAGAACTACATTAACTCGGGAAGAGCTATCAAACCTATCCCGAGTTTCTAGTGATGTTTTCTTTTTTAGCCTTTTTTGCTATGTGATACATCCAGTAAGAGGAAAGGTAAGATTCGATTTATACCCATTTCAAAAATCTGTTCTCTACAATTTCATTGCCCAACGATTCAATATCATTCTCAAATTCCGTCAGGCAGGAATTACAGAACTTATTTCTATGTACTGTCTTTGGTTGGCGATGTACCATCCCAACAAAAAGATAAACATCATCTCTATCAAAGACACCACCGCTAAGAAGGTGCTTAAGAAGATTAAGTTCATGTACAAGAATCTTCCATGGTACCTTCAAACTCCCATAATCAATGGTAGAGCTGGAGAATACGGTTCTGCTTCCATGATAGAATTTGATAATGGGTCATTTATTGAATCAATTCCGACATCATCAGAAGCCGGTCGTTCGGAATCCCTTTCTCTTCTGGTAATTGACGAGGCAGCAGTAGTAAGATGGGCTGCTCAAATTTGGGCTGCTGCATTTCCTACTCTTTCCACTGGTGGAGCTGCCATCGTCAATTCCACTCCCTATGGAGTTGGTAATTTCTATCACTCAACTTGGGTAGATGCCATTGCAGGAGGTAATCCTTTTAACCCAATTCGATTATACTGGCAAATGCACCCAGAACGAGATATTAACTGGTATAACCAAATGTCCTCTGCTCTGGGTGCAAAACGAACTGCACAAGAAATTGAGGGTGACTTCTTATCATCTGGTAATACAGTCTTCGACTTAGCCGATATTAAAGCTATCGAAGACTGCCTTAGTGATTACCCAGTTATTAAGAAGAGATTTAATGGTCAATACCGACAATTCTGTGAACCCGAATCAGATAAAGAATATTTCATTGGTGCAGACGTTTCAACTGGTAGAGCTTCTGACTACTCTTCATTTACTTGTATGGATAAGCTAGGAGAAGAACAAGTAGTATATAAGGGAAGAATGGCAGTGGGAGCTTATGCTAAGTTACTTGGTGATACTGGGAAGTTGTTTAACTGGGCAGTAATAGCTCCAGAATCCAATGACGTTGGTTTATCAGTAACTTCTAAGCTTCAAGACGAAGGCTACCCTAACCTTTACTACTACCAGAAGATGCTGAAGAAAAAAGGTAAAAGTAGACCTGAAATGGATAAATCCCCTGGTTGGTTAACCACCCAAAAGAATCGTTCAGTGATAATAGAAAACTTGGAAGAAGATATTCGATTAGATCACGTAATCATTAAGGACCCATTCTTTGTACAAGAAGCTTATACCTTCATTTATGATGGTTTAGGTAGACCTGTTGCAATGGGTAAACATAGGGCTAACAATTCAGCGGTAGATGTAGACCTTGAAGGAGATGTATATGCCGATGATGATATCTTTGGAAAAGCAATATGTAATCACATAAGGAAAGGAAAAACTAACGTAATCGTACAACCAAGATGAAAAAGTACTTCAATTTTAGTTGGGATTGGGGACGTAAGAAGGACCCTCCCAAGAATGGTACATCCTCTAATAAAGAGGAGAAGCCTGCCACATCAATTTCACCTGGTAGGGTTTCAGTTGACGATGATAGCGATAACTTAATTACATCATTACAAGGGTTGACTAAATTAGTTGAACCCTCTTTTCGTGTTGATGTGATACCTTTAATTCGGGATTTATATAAAGTAAATCCTGATATGGGCATTGCATTGCAAGATATGTTTAAGTTAGCTAACACCAGTCATACAGTAACTTTCCCTAATAATACCGATGAAGAGGCTTCAAAGATGAGAGAACATCTTAAGAAAGCCACCAAGGGATGGACCAGATATACTGCCGGTATAGATGGTTTAGTTAACAAAATGATTGTTCAACTTCTTGTAAGTGGAGCAATATCTGTAGAGGGAGTTCCCAATGATAAACTAGATGGTTTGGCTACGGTATTATTCCTTAAACCAGAATATATCAAGTTTAAACGTGAATTAAATGGGGTGTATCATCCTTATCAAAAGAATCATAATTACTGGAACAAGCAACAAGATTACATTAAGCTTAACCCAGAAACTTATTTCTATATTGGTATGTTCAATGATACAGATGAACCATATGGAGTTCCCCCCTTTATGCCTGCCTTAGATTCTCTCAAGGGTCAAAATGATATGAAGATTAATTTCAAACATATCATGGAGATTTGTGGTATGGTGGGTTTTCTTGAAGCTAAAATGCAGAAATCCCCTCAAAGGGCTAACGAAAGTATAAATGCCTACGAATCTAGACTAAACCGAGAGCTCAATCTTTTAAAACGTAATGTTAAGGATGGCATGAAGGATGGGGTTGTTGCGGGTTATATTGATGACCACGAATTTAAACTCAACTCTACTACCAAAGAACTTGGTAATATCGAAAAGCCTTGGAATATGAATCAACAATCCGTGGCTAATGGTTTGGGAGTTAATGGCTCTATCATTGGAGTATCTGCTACTACTGGTGAAGGGGCAACGGGTATAATGCTGTCTAAGATGATTAGCCAGTTAAAAAATATCCAAATGCTCGTAGCTTATGTATTAGATCGACTTTATTCTCTAGAACTGCGTCTGGCAGGATTTAATAATAAGGGAATGAAGATTGATTGGGGAACTTCTACAGTTTCTGATGAGGTTAAAATCCAACAGGGTCTTCAGTATAAGATACAGAACCTTGACTTACTGTATAAGGCTGGTATTATTAGCCAAGAGCAATATGCTTGGGCAATGGGTTATGATTCACCAGATGAAAAGGAACCAAGAGTTTCACTTGAGGACCAATTTGCTAAGGGTGGTAATATAGACCCACAAGAGGGTACCAAGAAGAAACAAAGGCAGGATGATAAAAATCAATCTGCTCGTAGGTCAAGAGATAAGACAAACCCGGCTCCTTCTCGAGGAGACCAAAATACTAAAGCAAGATGAGTAAATTCACAAAGAAAAACAAAGAGCATCTTGATTCTATGGTGATAGGTCAAGGCCATACCATTATGGCTGGGTATATCCCAGAAGCAGTGGGAGCCAAGGCTTTCTCAGAGAATTATTACAAATGGAAAAACCCTACACCGGATTCCATTGCTCAATTTGGATTTTGGGGAGGGGATATAGATTATAATACTTATTATCCCAACCTGGACAAATCGGAATTAACTCCTAAGGACGAAGAGTTTATCGAACCTATGTTCCGATTACTTTCGGAAACAATCGTATCGAAAAATTGGAATCCTACAGACTTCGGTCAAAATGGAGTACTAAAGGCTTCTATGAAGATGCTGCTTGGTCAAACAGTAAACTGTGACCATGAAACAAACATCGGTAATGCTATTGGAGCTGTATCACAAGTAATGTGGCAGGAATCTTATAAAGACGGTAGCTTTACTATACCAGCAGGTATCAACGGTATTCTGAAGATTGATGGTAAGGCAAATCCAAGAATTGCCCGAGGAATTCTTATGGAGCCACCCTCAATTCATAGTAATTCGGTTACTGTACAATTTAAGTGGGATAAATCCCATCCCCAAATGGAAGATAACGAATTTTATCAGAAACTGGGTACTTATGACTCTAAGGGAGTTATGGTACGTAGAATTGTTACTGAAATTGTTCGTTACCTTGAGACCTCACTAGTTTCACATGGTGCTGATTCATTTGCCCAGAAAATTGGTTCGGATGGTAAAATCATTAACCCAACCTTTGCCAAAAGAACTTGGGCATCTTATGAAGAATACAGAGATGATAAATCGAAGCAATACTTCTTTACTGATTATAAATCAGATTTAACATCATATCAAGAAAAGAACGATACTCAGGGTTCTTTTAATGATAATGATGCCAAGGATAATCATTCAAATAAAAATAACATGAACGAAGAATTACTAAAATTTCTTGAAAGCCTTTTCGGGGATAACATGCTTACCCTGGAAGAAGGTAAAGAGATGAATCAGGAAAATGTAATTGCCTGCATTCAGACTTTGGTATCATCCAGAAACGAATTGCAAACTTCGGTAGATAATCTTACTACAGAGAAAACTTCTCTTACGGAACAGATTACCAACTTGAATGCCGAAGTAGCTAACTTGAAGGAAATGGCAACCGTAGGAAAGAATCACATTGCTTCTCTCCGTGAAAATGCCGTAGAAACCTACAAGAAGTTAATGGGTGATAAGGTAGATGAGACAATCGTTACGATGCTCAATGCCGAGACTACTGGTATTACTACTCTTATTTCCTTGACCAAGGATTACCAAGCTCGCTTGGAAGAGAAGTTCCCTCTCACTTGCTCAAAATGTGGTTCTAAGGACGTCAACCGTGCTTCCTCAATTGCTGAGGATGATACCGAGGGTAAAACTGGAACCCAGGGTACTGATACCCAACGGAATTCAGAATCTCCGAGTACTAAGAATGTAATCGATAACTTGTATCGAAACAAAATCAAATAACTAATATAAATAATCCGCGTTATGGAAAAAACTAAAATCGTAAACGACCCTCAGCAACTTACTCTCTTTGGGGAAAGAACCCCGAGAGCGGTGATTTACAAAAGTGAGTCACACAAATTGCACCAGGCTTTCAATGTTAAAGCTGGAGAGAAAATCGTACAAGGTATGCCGGTAGCTTTAAATGAAGACGGTTTGATCTACCCTTGTACTGATACAGCTACTCAAGTTTATTTGGGTGTAGCAGTAACGGATAACGTTAACCCTGCTTATCAACCTCAAAGAAATTTCCCGGTAGAGGTAACAGTAGCTATGGAAGGTTACATGATTTGTAACTGGGTATCAAACGGAAATATCGAAGCTGGCTATGTAACTCCCGATGGAAAATTGCTTAACGATAGATTCGTAAAAGCTAACCAAGCAACTTCAACCCAGTTCATTGCCCTTAATCCAGCAGAAGAGGCAAATGAGGTAATTCAAGTACTCATCAAATAAGAGAAAAGAAGTTATGGAAAATAAAATAGATATTACAAAGTTGAAGGCTCAGGATTTTATGAATGAGCTGCCGGAAATGGTAAGAAGCTTGGAAGCTGTTCGTTCCGGTTCACAGGACAAGAAGCCTGTAGAGGTAACTTTTGGAGAATTGGTTACCGGTAAATGGGGTATTTCAGAAGATGAACTTTTTGAAAAGATGGGCATCAATCCAAAAGTGGACACTATGCAGAACATCTTTACAATGCCTCAACAGAATGTTCGTTGGATTGTTCCGGAAATCATCCGTGCTGCTATCACATTGGGTATGCGCCAGGCTCCGTTCTATCCGAACATCATTGCATCTGATCAACCCATTAATGGTTTGCAAGCAATCATGCCGATGGTTAACATGTCGGATGCTGCCCCTGCAAAGGTTAATGAGGCAGAAACTATCCCATTGGGTGATGTTAGCTTCGGACAGAAATCAGTTAGCCTCTTCAAAATCGGAAAAGGTTTCAAACTTACTGATGAAGTTCGTAACTATGTTTCGCTCGATGTCTTGGGAATCTACCTTCGTGATTTTGGTGTTCAGTTGGGTTATGCTCTGGATACTCTGGCTATGGACGTTGCTATCAATGGTAACAACCCTGATGGCTCTGAGTCTGCCCCGGTAATCGGTGTATACGAAACAACTAATGGTATCACTTACAAAGACCTTCTGCATATTTGGGTACGTGCTGCTCGTATGGGACGTAACTTCCAAACTATGATTGGTGGTGAAGACCAGGCAATCGAAATGCTGAACTTGCCGGAATTCAAGGATCGTCACTCTGGTACTACAGAAGCTACTCTGAATGTTAAGTCTCCTGTTCCCAAGAATGCTGACTTCTACATTCACCCGGGTACACCAGACCAACAGTTGCTGTTGATTGATACATCTGCTGCCTTGATCAAGCTTACTGCTCGTCAGTTGATGCTTGAATCTGAAAGAATCGTTTCTAACCAGACTCAGGCAATCTATGCAAGCTTGACTACTGGCTTCTCTAAGATGTACCAGGATGCAACTCTATTGCTGGCTGCTGACAAGAAGTTCTCAGAATTCGGATTCCCCGAGTTCATGAACGTAGACCCATATTTGATGGTTAACCTCGAATAATAAGGGCCGTCCGGTTTCATCTATATAAATTCCCTGAGAGGGTAGGTAACTAAAAAGACCTATCCTCTCTTTAATCATTTTTAAATCTTAGGAAATATGGCTAAAGATAAATATACGGTAACTGTGGGACCAAGAGCTTACAGTTTTCATGACCAATCAACTGGTATTACCGTTTGTAGAGGAGAAGACAAGGAACTCTCTCGTCGTCAATTCCGTGCACCAAAGATTCAGAAGGCAATTGCCTCTGGCCATCTGATTATCATTGCTGATAAATCAGAAATCGAAAAGTATTCAGAGGCCGACATCGAAAAGTTGGATAAGAGACTGAATGCCCAGTTTAAAAAGGGCATGACTTTGGAAAAGCTTTCAAAGGGATATTCTCTTGAAGAACTGAAGCTAGTAGCTGGTTTACATGAAATCGTTGCCGAGAAAGATGATACAGTAGAAACACTTCTCCAGGCTTTGCTGGAAGAATTTGAATCTTCTTTTAAAGGTTAATATATGAAAATTACATAAGACAGACTAATATGAAAAATAATCTGGACTTTTTGTACGTTATGTCAGGTCTGGAAGTTTCATTCAGAGTCATATCCAAAGTCCCGGCCAAATCTATTTTTGACTGGGACTTTGGCGATGATAAGGGAGAGGTTTTCAATGGTGGAAGACATGTTTCCTATTCTTATGAAACTCCCGGTTTCTATACCGTAACATTACATGTAACTAACTCTAGCGGTTTAGATATCACCGTAGATAAGACTCTGGTAGTTTGTGATTATGGGCATACGGCATTAGCCGATACAATATATAACTTAATCGACCATTATATCCCTTCAGAAATATCCGATGGGATGACCAGGGAAGAGAAATCTACTTACATCACTAAGTGGCAATATTACATTGGACCTCTAGTAAACCATACAATTGCACCCGATAAGTATACTGATGAATTATGGTATGAAGCACTAGAAAACCAATTAATAATGGAATTGGCAGCATGGGATTTTCTCAATGTGAAGATACTTAATCTATTAACGAGTACTTCCGAATACTTAAGTCAATTAACCTCTACCAAAGAACAAACTGGTGATGGTACTTCTAAACCTGAACTTGCTCGTGGTGATAGGATAAAACAAATCACTACTGGGCCCACTGAAGTGCAATATTATGATACCTTGGCAGATGCTACAAGTTCCCTATGGAAAACACTTTCTCAAGCAATGCAACCGGGTGGATTAATAGATGAATTAAGAAAGAACCTTTGTATGTTAGCTTCACGATTGGAAATCTACTTACCGTTCTGTGATGAAGTATTCAGAACCGTAGTTCCCAAAGTAGTTAACAGAAGGCAACCTGGAGTATTAGATGGACCCAACCCAAGTGCTCCAGTAAAAGGTGGTAAGAAATCAATCTTAACTAAGTTATGACAAAAGAACCCTGGAGAATGGTAAAGAACCGCTCTTGGGATAGATACAAGAAAATTATCACTGACTTCTTAGATTGGGATGCTGGTAGACAAACCATAACTTGGGCCAAACATGTTAATCAGCTTCTCAGTCATGCCGAAGACAGTATACCTAAATATTATAACATCCAAATCGAAGCATTGTGTTACTACAATGCTTTCAGAAACTGGCCTATCAACAAGGCAACCGTCTCAGGAGAATTGGATGACGAAAACTTATCAATACTAATTTCTAAATCTTATATAGAACAAATCGGTTATCTTACACCGGAGGGTTATTGGGATTTTAATTGGGAACAAGATAGGTTTGTAATTAATGGTATAACGTATAAGCCTTCTGGAGATACTCAGACTGCTCAGGCAAAGGATGAGGCTTTAGTTTTCATGATTATCCTAAAGAGAGACCGAGATACCAAAATCGAATTTGTAGATTAAAAATTAAGTATATGGCAAAGATGTTAGTACTGAGGTGGACCCCAATTACTACTTCCAGTGGAATTTGGTTTGATAGTAATCTGGTTATCCTCAATGGTACCTCTGGAGTTCATATTGAAATGAAAGGTAATGGCAATGATGTAACGGCATTTCAATCGATGACCGGAAACAAATTTGTCACCTGCTTTCAAGATTACTTCGGGGATATCTGGGATAAAATAATACCTCATCCTGGTATAGGCCAGGTAATAAAGTTCCGTGTAAATAGACTTCCTGATTATGCTTGCATACGGGGAGATATTGAGGACGGCGGAGATGTAGACCCCGAAAATCCGGATGTACCAATAAATGCCTTCTGTGGTTCAGAGGGAGAACCATTCAGGGATACCGATTCTGAATTCTTACTGGGTCGTCAACGTGCAGTAATTAATCCTTAAATTTTATAAAATATGTATGTAAGTAAGTATTATACCTGCGAAGAAATAGACCAGCGGTTATTACAGGGTTACTATGATGACTTTGTTAAAGCTGGCTTTGGAGGAACTATAAATGAGTTCTGGGCCTTCGTACTTTCTATCAAGAATAAGGTAGATAAGAAAGAAGGATACGACTTATCGAAAAATGATTTTACCGATGAGTTGAAGGCTAAACTTGATGGCATCGAAGAACATGCAAATTACATCACCAAAGTTTCTCAGCTTGAGAATGATTTGAAATATCAAACTGAGGAAGAAGTTAAACAGATGATTAGTGATTTGGTTGATGGTGCTGATGATGCCCTTGATACTCTTAAAGAGTTGGCAGAAGCATTGGGTAATGACCCCAACTTTGCAACTACTATCACTAATAAATTAACCGACCTTCGTACTGCTTTAACCGAAGAGGTTAATCGTGCTAAGGAAGCCGAAGCTGCTCTGGGTGCTGCAGTAGCAGCAGTTCAGGATAACCTCGAATATGGGTTAGACCAAGTCAATAAGAAGATTGATACTGTTAAGGCAGACTTAAAAGCCGAAATCGACAGAGTTGAGAAGAAGGTAGATAAGAATGCTGAAGATATCAAAGACCTTGAAGATAAGGTAAATCAAGATAATGATGAACTTGAGAAAGAACTTAAGGACCTTATCCAAAAGGAAAAAGATGAACGTATTGCTGCCGATAATGAGATTAAGGAAAGTGTAAATGAACTTAAGACTCTACATACCAATGATAAGGCCGCACTCGAGGCAAAGATTGCCGAAGAAACTGCAAATCGTACAAATGCAGATACTGTACTGGATTCTAAGATTAACAAGGAAATCACTAATCGTCAGGCTGATACTTTAGCTCTTCAAGGTAAAATTGACCAAGAGAAGGTAGACCGTCATTCTGAGGACCAAGCTCTTCATAATGAAATCTCTAAAGAGGTAACAGACCGTACTAATGCAGACAATGCTCTTCAAGGTAAAATTGACCAAGAAGCTCAAGCACGTACTGCTGCAGACCAGGTATTACAGAACAATATAGATTCAGAGGCTACCACTCGTGCTGCTCAGGATTTAATTCTTGAACACAAAATTGACGATGTAAAAGAGCAGGGTGTAGAAGACAAAGAACAATTGCTCAATGCTATTGCTGTAGAGGCTGCTGCTAGAGAAAAGGGTGATAAGGACCTTGATACTAAGAAGGTAGATAAACGTGAAGGCTATTCTTTGACTAAGAATGACTTTACCGATATACTCAAAGCTAAACTTGATGGAATTGAGGAAAAGGCAAATTATATTACGCATCTTTCCCAGCTTATCAACGATTCTGGTTTCCAAACTGAGGAAGAGGTAAATGCAGCTATCCAAAAGATTATTGGTTCTGCTCCAGAAGTACTTGATACTCTTAAGGAAATTGCTGATGCCCTTGGAAATGACCCCAACTTTGCTGCTACCATTACCAAGAAATTGGCTGCAATCACAGAACAGGTTAACCAAGAAATCGAAGACCGAATTGCGGGTGATGAGGCAAACAGTGCTGAGGTAGCTGCTGAAGTTCAAGCTCGTAAGGATGCTGACACTGCTCTCGAAACTAAACTGAAAGAATATGTAGACAATAAGTCTGCTACTGGTGATGCTGCTATTGGAGTTGTAAGAGATAACCTTAACAAGGAAATCCAAGACCGTAAAGATGCCGATACCACAATTCAGGCTAACTTGGATAAAGAGATTGCCGAAAGAAAGACTGCCGATGAAGCATATACTCAAAGTTTGGCTAATGTTAACCAGCGTATCTCAGACTTGGCTTTGAGTATGCAAGAGTCTATCAATACCTTGCGTAATGAGCTTACCGAGCAGGTAAATGCCAATACTACGGCAATCGCTACTAACCAACATAATATCGAAAGAAATTCAGAGGCAATCACAAATTTAACTAAGACTGTAGGGGATAACTACAAGGAAGTTAAGGATATGATTAACGAGGAAATCGTTAACCGTACCAATGCAGATAGTGCCTTGAGTTCTCGTATCGATACCCTTAATATCGACCTTAACACTGAAAGAGTAGAAAGGACTGCTGCTGACCAGGTTCTCCAAGTAAACCTTGATAAAGAAGTAGCAGACCGTACTGCAGCTGATAAAGCCTTGAGTACTGAGTTCACTGCTAAGTTGGATAATACTAAGCAGGCTTTGGAATCCGAGGTGGCTAATCTTAACACTAAGCTTGAACAAGAAAAGGAAAACCGTATTGCTGGTGATAATGCTTTGGGAGCTCGTATTGATTCTCTAGAGGCAGGTAATACCGATGCTATGAATGAATTAAAAGCAAAGGTAAATGCTAATACTACTGCTATTAATGCAGAGAAAGACCGAGCAATTGCCAAAGAGACTTCTCTTGAGGCAAAGATTGATACCAACCTTCAGAACCATAAAGATGATATGGCGGGTATCAACCAAAATATACTTACCGAAAAGAATGACCGCTTAGCTGGTGATACTGAGTTGCAGAATAACATCGATAAGGAAGCTACAGAAAGAGCTAACCAAGATACTCTTATCAATAATGCTTTGGCTCAAGAGAAGGCAGATAGAATTGCTGCTGACCAAGCCTTAGATTCTAAGAAGGTAGATAAGGTAGACGGTAAGGTACTTTCTTCAAATGACTTTACTGACTTGCTATATGCTAAGTTGGATGGCATTGAGGAACATGCTAACTATATCACAAAGGTATCTGAATTGTTGAATGATTCGGATTTCCAAAATTCTGAACAAGTAGAGGCAGCTATCCAAAAGATTATTGGCTCTGCTCCAGAGGTACTTGATACTTTGGCCGAGATTGCTAAGGCTCTCGGTGATGATCCCAACTTTGCAGCAACTATGACTGCTAAGCTTACTGAGTTGGAGAATAAGCTTGAAGCTGAAAAGAATCTGCGTGAACAAGGGGATAATACCCTACAACAGACTTTCACTAACTTAAGTAATACTCTTACTACTACGGTAAATGAGTTGAGAACTTTCGTAACTGAAACTCGTACGGAGCTGTTAACTTCCTTGAATGCTACCAATGCTCTGGTAACTCAGAATGCTGCCAATATTCAACGTAATCTGGAATTGATTCAGGGTATTCAGGATAACATTAATGGTAACTATACTGCCATTACCGATTTGCTGAATAATGAAATCGCTGCTCGTAAGGCTGAGGATATTCGATTAGAAGCAAAGATTGACCAGAATACTTCTGACTTAAATACAGAGAGAGAGGAAAGAAAGGCCGCAGATAAAGTTCTCCAGGATAACATCGATGCAGAAGAAGCTGCCCGTATTGCTGCCGATACAGCTTTGGGTAAACGTATCGATAAAGAAATTCAGGACAGAACCGATGCTGATACTGCCTTAGATAATAAATTCACTAACATTACCGATGACCATGAAGAAAGACTGGTAGCTGAAGAAGGTACTTCTGATGCTTTGCCTGATACCATGGTTACCGATGTTAGTACTGTAACCCGAACAGGTACTCAGCTTTCTTTCAAAGTAAAGACTTCAACCAAGGATAAGGCAAATAACCAATATGGTGAAGAAGTAGAAGCTACCAAGAATTTACTCCCGGTAACTCAAACTCTTGCTGGAGTTATGTCTGCTGCAGACAAGGTTAAGTTAGATGGGTTAGACCCAAATTCTTTAACTGATCTCTCTGCAGCTTCTGATGCTAATAAGGTAACAATAACCGTAACTAAGGATAACGGTTTGAATGCTGATACTACCGAAACTTTCGATTTGCCTCAGGTATCGGCTACTAAGGCTGGTACGATGACTGCTAAGGATAAGGTTGAGTTAGATAGAATCTCTACGGCTAACTTTGCTCTTGGTGCAGTAACTCCCAATGAAACTACTGTTGGCATAGCTGCTACTAAGACCGTAGTTGAAGATGGTACAGTAGAACAGAATCCTATTACATTGCCTGCCTCTACTGCAGAGAAAGCTGGTGTACAAACTGCAGCAGATAAGAAGCTGTTTGATTCTATACCAGATAATATTATTATCTTATCTGGTGATAAACCAGTTGAGGTAGGTCAACAAAGTAGTAATGTTACTTTAACTCATAATTTCTCTTCTAAAAAAGAAGAGGGTATTTATACTCATGAGCCTGAAGATTATAAGACTACTCATATCCCAGCAGCTACTACAGAGAAAGCTGGTGTAATGACCGCCCAAGATAAAGTTAATCTGGATGAGACATTACCCAATGCTATTGCCAAAGAGGTTCAGGACCGTAAAGATGCTATCGAAGCTTTGGACGGTAAATCAGAAGCCGCTCTTGCTCAAGAAGTAGCTGATAGAAAAGCTGCAGATACTGCTTTAGATACCAAGTTTACTAAAGCTGTAAACGATGAAGCAACTGCTCGTACTTCTGCTGATACTGCATTGGGTGCAAGGATTGATAAAGAGATTGCTGATAGAACTGCGGCAGACACTGCCCTTGAAACTAAGTTACAGAATAATATTAATACTCTAGAAGCTAAACATGATGCTTTCGTAGCAACTAAAGGTCAAGCTGGTGGATTTGCTCCATTGGATGGGAATGGGTTAGTACCTGCTAACCATTTGCCTTCATATGTAGATGATGTACTTGAAGTATATGCTACCTATGATGTAAGCCCCACTGGAGGTCTTACTAATGTTCAATTGTATACGGATGCAGGTCACCAAACTCCCGTAGTTGGAGAATCTGGTAAGATTTATATAAATGTTGCCGATGGTGAACCTCCATACCAATTCCGTTGGTCAGGTACTAAATTCGTAGACAGTAATACTTCGTCTCTTATCATTGGGGAAATCGCAGGTACTGCTTTCGAAGGTAGTAGAGGTAAGCATCTTGAGGATGTGGTATCTAGTATGCCTAGAAATTTAATCAGTAATATTTCAATAGTTAACAGAAACGAGAGGAATATAATTATTCAGTGTAATTATTCTTCTTTAGATGACCGGGGTCATTACATAGATCAGCCTGAGGGGATGCTTATTCCACTAACCAATGCCACTACTAAAGAAGCCGGTTTGATGGAGGCAGAAAGTGTAATAAAACTTAATCAAACCCTACCGAAAGCCATAGAGGATGAACAAGAGGCTCGTATTGCAAAAGATAATGAGCATGATAAACTAATCAATAGTTTACCTCAGGAGATAATGACGGTAATAAACAGTGTTACCCAAAATACGAGTAATCTCGGATTAAAGTATTTTAGATGGGTAAAGAATACCGAAGAGGGCTCATATAGTAGAGGTACAGATGTGAATGTCACCATACCAGCAGCAACTAAGACTACTGCAGGTGTAATGACTGCCCAAGATAAGACTAACTTGGATAATACGGTACAGGGGTTGGCAAATGAGATTACCAATAGAACTAATGCTATCAATGCTCTTCGTACAGAATTGAAAACTTACGTTGACGATTTGATTGCTGATAATGGTTCAGATGTAACTGCATTAGAAACTAAGGTAAATAATCACATTGCCAATAAATCTAATCCTCATGCAGTTACTAAAACTCAGGTTGGATTGGGTAATGTTAATAATACTTCCGATGCTAATAAGCCCGTATCTACTGCTCAAGCTACTGCTATTGCTGATGCTAAGGCTGCAGGTACTGCTGCTCAGACTTCTATCAATAGCCATGCTGGTAGAAAAGATAATCCTCACGTAGTAACTAGAGCTCAATTGAGTTTGGCAACTACCGACCAGGTAGTATTTGCTAAGACTACTGCTCCTTCCGGTTTCTTTAAAGAGTCTTCAGATGTTCGACTCAAATCTAATATTAAGGATTTGAATCATACTCTGGAACAGATTTGTCAGATACCAACTAAGTCATTCGAAATGCTTGGTAAAGAGGACGAGGGAACTATTGCTCAGAATCTTGAGGGATTGGGATTTGGTAAATATGTAGAGGAAGTTCCAGTAGAGAAATCTACAGTACCTAATCCAGAGGAATTCGAAACTTTGGAAATCAATGGGGAAGAGTATGTACTCGTAAAACAAGTTAAATATCACAAGATGTCAACTTTGGCAATCGAGGGTGTTAAACTTCTCTACGATGAGATTAAGGCTTTGAAGGCCGAGATTCAAGAACTTAAAAATAAATAATCATGGGAGAGATAGCAACCTGGAGTGCTGTCAAAACTAAAGTAGGCCTTGGTAAGACAGGAAATGACTGCCCTACCAAGGCTGAATTGTTAGCACTCTCCTCGACAGGAACCGGGGAGAATTATGTGGGGTTGGAACTATCCAATGCCAGTTCCTATGGAAATAATGAATGTGTCAAACTCGAAGATATTCATAAGGTAACCTATAAGTATACTTTTACTACTAGATACAGTAGTGTAAGCTTCGATGCTTTGGGTAACCCAAGCTCTTCTAATCAGGGGTTTAGTTTTATTTCTACAAAACAGAAATATTGGGATGGGGTAGCTAATGGGTCTGAAATTACGGTAGATTATGTTATTAGTAATAAACCCGCATGGGTAGCTAATCATCCTTCAGTACCTTTTTGGACTGCTTCAGAGAATTTGGGATTAACCTCTCGGTCGGATTCCAATACTCTTGTTACACAGCATGAATCGGGTAAAACTCTTAAATTAACCTTCACTCAAGCAGCGGCCTCTCAATCTTGGAGTTATGGTTGGAGTGTATCACCTACCTCTATGTCATTTGGGGCTACAGGAGGTACTAAAACCTTTACCGTTACTTCTTACAAGCAAGAATTGAGAAATGGGCATAATTATGGTAACCAAATTGCTTTAACTTATACTAGAGCCAACTCTGGTAGTGTATCTGGAAGTGGTACTTCTGTAACTATGGGTAATAATACTTCTACCAGTACACGAAGTGGTACGGTAACCTTAACCCAAGCTGAAACAGGGAAGAAGTTAACCGTATCTTGTTCTCAGTCGGCAGGTTATAAAAGCTACAGTGAAATCACTGCCAGTGGAGGAAGTGTATCCGATATCCCTGCAAGTGGAGGTACTAGAAGTTCATTCTCTACTATGCCCTCATATTCTCAAACTTGGGGATGGAATGGTTCTACAACGGGAGGAGGTACGATTACAAGTGGTGCTAGCATTAGTTATGGTACTGCAGTTAGTGCAGGTTCTTTGGGAACTACGGTTAAATCTAGAACCCAGGTAGGAACCCTTACTGGTACCTTATCACTAAATGGTAAAACCAAATCTGTAAGTGTACCAGTATACCAGGCAGCAAACGAATTTACTGGGTATACCTATGGTTCTTGGAGTGTAAGCTTAACGGCAAGTTCTTATACCATCAGTAATACTGGAGGTAGTGTAACTTTGTACCCCAGTGCAAGTAGACCCAGGTATGCTAACTATACCTCAGGTTCAAATACAAGGGATGGCTCTGATAGTGCTACTCCAAGTTTAAGTACCAATGATACCCCAGGATTTAGTCTATCAGGTACTACACTTAGGGCTTCTGAGAATACCAGTACAAGTAGTAGGTCTATTAGAGTCTTTGCTAACTATGATGGGGCTTCTGATTATGTAGATATTACTCAGGGTGGTTCTAGTGTAAGTTATAATTACTACTTTTATTGGGATGGTGCTGGTGCAAGTGAATCCATTCACCATGCTGCTTCAGGGGATACTTTATCTAAGACTTTTATATCCTATAAGAAAAAAATAATTAATGGTTCCGAAACTTCAGATACTTATGATGTAGGTGTAAAGTTGTCTGGTACTCCCTCTTGGTCTTCCGTTACAGTTAGTGGTAAGACTGTATCAAGTAAAGCTTCAGAGAATACCGAAGAATCATCAAGATCTGCTACGGTTACAGTTACTCAAAATGAATCAGGTAAAAAACTTACACTTGATATCACTCAGAATGCTGCAACAATTACTTATCAATACGTATTTAATTTGGTGTATGATGGATAAGAATTATGCCAAGTAAGTCGGTTAATATTACACTATCGACTCCAGTTGGCCCTCTAGAAATATATGTAGATAAACGAGAACAAGCTCGTGCAGAAAGGTTGATTGCCAAAACTCCAAGTATCTTAACCGAAGGCTATGCGAAAGGTACAGAAAAGTTTGGTAATCAACTTCTTCGTATAGTAAGACGAAGTTTGAATACGGGTGTTCCACCACCCGGTACCCATACTTCTTGGCCAAAACATGCTCCAGGTACTGTAAAGAAATATGGGGAGCATACTCTATTACGACTCACGGGTCAATATGCTAAATCCGTTACTGTAGTAAAGACCAAGAATAGAACTTTCGTTGGTTTACCAATTGGAATCAAGAAGATTACCTATACTGGTAAGACTTCAAGAAAGACTTTGAATCAGATAGCTATCATGTTAGAGTATGGTAGCAGAGATGGTAATTTACCACCTCGTCCTCTTTGGAATCCTGCATTTAAGGCTGCTGGTGGAAAAGCTGCCTTACAAAAGGAAATACGAAATGAAGTTAGAAAAGAAATAAGGAAAGTTAAAAATGGCAGCAGACTTTGAAATATCTTCATTATCCGGAACTGGTACTGCAACTATTAGGGTAAAGCCTAAGGCAGTAAACGAAGACATGAATAATATAAAAGAGCAGGTTCTCAAGGTAGTAGTTCAGGGTGTAGAAAGGGAAGTAACTCTGGTACAAAAGGCCGCTCCTAAAATAGTAGAGACCTGGGGAACTTATTTTAGTATCACTCCAGAAACTACTTCCCATACTTTCGATGGTACTAAAAGGGGTGAGACCCTAGAAATAGGTGTATACAGTTACCAACAGAAGTTTATCGATAATACGCCTCAAGATGAATATCGTGCTATAGATTGGAAAGTTGAAAGCTCCTCAGATTGGTTAGAGGTAACCCAAGAAATTGGAGAAGCTAATGCCGCAGGTAAGCTTACTATCAAAACTAAATCTACTAATCAAGAACATAACCCCAGTAACTATGACCCCTTGGAAAGAACTGCTATAGTTAAGATTATCTCACAGCAAGAACCTAACACTGAGATAGTTTTAAATATAACTCAATCTCCAGGTACTAGAACTACTGAGTATGGCTTTGAACCAACCCCGAATATACCATTCCCAAATCTTGGTCAAAATACTAGTACTGCTCAGATTAGTAATGTAAAGGGTTATCAGTACTACCTTATCAACGGTATTCAAGTTGCTAAATTTATAAAACAATTTAAGATAACCGATATAAGTAAGACAATAGAGGGTCAATTCTCTGGAGGTATTAATTCAGAACCCATACCCTTTAAAGTATGGCTTACCGATTATCCTTCAAATATTGCTACTCAATGGGTTAGTGAATTAAATTGTGTTGGTCATTTACAAACCATAATTAGTGGTTTTGGAGGTATTCAGGTAACTTATAATGGGTATATTAATGACAATGGCAATCAAAGTGTTCAATTAAATATTCGATTAGGAAATTAATGGTAAACTCAGAAGAAATAGTAGAAAGAACTTTTTATATCTCTCTACTTAGTACAATGTTGGAAATGGGTCTTACCTTAAATCCAGAAGACTTCTTACCTTTGTCTCAAGAAAACGAAAAAAGATTTCAAGAGGCAATCAAAGGTATGAAGAAGTTTATACCACTTTTTGGTATAGGGAATAATCAAGTAAAAGGCCCAAAGACTCTCCCAAGAATAACCATAGAACTACAGGGTTATTATGCTGGAGATATTGGTGTGAATAAATACATCATTGGTGATAAACTTGAGGATGGTAATTACCAAGCTTCAGAGTTTCCTTATGAAACTAAGGATATTACCATAGATGTACATCTGGTTTCTCAAACACAAGCAGATATGAGATTGCTACATACAATCTTATATACCGGCTTACCTGCTAGAGGATACGTGAGACCATACTTCAATGACTTAGAGGAATGGGAAAAGGGCAGGCTTGCTCCTACCGGAAACCTATTCATTGAGATTGGTAATTATTATGACCATCCAGATGTAGAGCATGGTATACTTGAGAAGGTATACACCTATGTATGTAAGGACGGTATTCTTCCAGAAAAAGCTTTGGGAGAAGGTACTCTTATACCTATCAAGGATATATCGGTTCTTATTGGATTGTTAGAACAAAACGAAAATGAGATGCTAGAGTTAAAAGTACCTAAGGTATAGGTACAATACTCTAGGGTATAAATTAAACGAGTAATTAACTTTAATCACAATAGAATTATGCCAACTTCACCTCATGTTGATTTTAAGTTTAAGAACAACAATGTTCTTCAAACTACTCCCATGTTAGGAGTTTCTTGTGTATTGGCTAGAACTACTAAAGGTCCATACGATGACCCTTCAGAAATCATCTCTACATTCTCTCAGTTCCAAAGAATCTATGGTTCTGAAATTGTACCCGATGGTTCTGTATCAAATATCGAAAAGGCTTTGCAAGGTGGTTCTAAGCTTCGTGTTATTCGAGTACTTGGCAAAGGAGCTACTCAAGGTACAGTAACTGCTTCTCCGGCTGCGGCAAGAAAAGCTAAAGATTCAGAAGATGAAATCTCAGTTGCTTCTGCTGTAACTGACCCAGCTAAACCCTCTGCTTTGATTACTTTAAAATCTGGTAGTACTACTTATAGTTTTGGATTAGTAACCAAGGGATATGGAGATCCAATTGGTAGTGCAAATACTTTCCAGGTTGGTTTTTATAAGCAAGCTAATACCTTGTATTATAAAATATATTCAGCTAATGGGCAAGTACTTGAACAGGGTCCAGTAATAACCTACAAAACTGCCGATGATAACAATAATACTTCGGTAGATTACCTTGCTCTTAGTGCATTTGCTAAGAACTCGGAATATATTAAGCCGGTAATTACTGCAGGTTCCTCTTTTGAAAACCTAATTAAGTGGCTTACCGATGATATTGATGGTACTAAGAATGCTATCACTATTACCGTGGGAGATGCTGCACCCTCCGAAACAGAGAAACTGTTTAATGGTACTATCGGTAGTGCAGGTTCCACTCCAACTGCCGAAGAATGGATTACTTCCTTGGATTTGGTAAAAGATTACACCGACTTCTACCAATTATTTATTTCACATATCTCTCAACACCTTACTACCGATTCAGATGTACTCAAGGTATATAAGGCTGCTGCAGATATGGCAAAGGAATTGATGGAATGGGTACTGTATATCGAAGTTCCCAAACATTTAACCCATTATACTCAAGGTACTCAGGCAAGAGATTACAAAGCTCAGGTAACTTGGGTACAGACTTGCCTTGGTACTGTAGGTAACTCTAAGTACATTGCCTACTTTGGTGGTGGACTTAAGTACTACAACGAAAACGGTAATCTTCAGGATTCCGATGTAGTGGGTACTATTGTTGGTTTGGGAGATGCCTCTGCTACTCAATATGGTCCTTGGAAATCCTTTGCTGGTATGAACCGAGGGGTTATTGGAGATGCAGTTGGTCCAGTATGCCCCAACTATGGTTCTCCTTCTCGATATAACGAACTGAACACTCTTGCTCAGAATTATATCAATGAGATGGTAATCAAAGATACTCCAGATGCAGGTAAGCAAACCATGCTATGGCATTGCTTCTCTTCTCAAGTGAAACAGGATTCTGAAAGATTCCTTTCAATCGTAAGACTGAACCTTTACCTGAAGAAGTTCCTTCGCCCGGTACTCAACAAATATATCGAAGAACCAAACGTTTGGAGTACTTGGAAGAGAATCTGGTTGGAGGTTAAACCTACACTGGATTCATTGGTAGATGAAGATGCCATGACCGAGTATACCTGGATGGGTGACCAAGATGCAACTTCTTGGGATGACCTTTCAATTAATACCGAGGCAGATGCCCGTCAAGGTAAGTACCGTGCTATCCTTAAGTATAAGGATGTAGTTCCTATGCAAGAGGTAACTATGGAGATTGTAATCGATGCAGCTTCTAAGGCAGTATCAATCGTAGAAACAAGTAATAACTTATAAACTCATAACACAATGGGAGCAAAAGTAAAAAACCCACGGAAGAAATTCTTGTGGAGCATCATGTTCCCCAAACACCCTATCAATACCTATCTATTCCAAAGTTGTACTTTGCCGGATATTGAGATTGACCAGGTTGCTCATGGGGACGTCAATAGAGACGTTAAAACTGCAGGTAGGGTTACTATAGGTAATCTTATTGTAGAGAAACTTATGACTACTGCAGGTTCAGACACATGGCTTCATGATTGGCTTTATGCTTGCCAAGACCACATAGTTGGTGGTGGTTTAGTACCAAGCCAATACTGGGAAACGGCAATTGTAAACGAACTTGCCGAAGATGGAGTCTCAGTTCTTAATACCCATGTCTTCGAAGAGGTATGGCCATGTAAGATTACCGGCTTAGACTTGGACAGAATGGCTTCAGAGAATACCATTGAGTCCATAGAGTTCTCAGTTGGTACTGCAGATAAATACTAATTCCTTAGTCTATTTTCACTAAGCTTCGGTGGAGGGGTGGGATTCCTGTGATAGGAGCTCACCCCTTTCTTGTTGTTATACGGAGTACTATGAACATTTGTAAACATTAAATATATCAAATTATGGAATTTAGAACATTTAGATTTACCGGACCTTCTGGTTTCGAATATGAAATCAGAGAACAGAATGGTGCTGATGAAGATATCCTCAGTAACCTTTCAGACATGAAGACTTTGATGAACCTTACCAAGTTCATTGCAGCAATTGTAATTAGAACTACGGCTACCCCTAATGGGAAATTAACCGTAGATGATGCCCTTAACTTACCAGTCAATGACCGTTATGCTATTATCTTTAATTCTCGTATCTTCTCTTTGGGGGATGAGGTAGAATTTGAATATGATTGGGGCAAAGATAATGGAGGTAAAGTTACTTATGGCCAAGACCTTCATGAGTTCCTTTTCGATTATGGTACTGCTCCAACTGAGGATGATTTGAATCAAAAGCCCGATGCTATCCCTTACTATCCAGAAGGGGTTAGATTGATAAACCATGAATATGTTCTCTCCTCTGGCAAGAAGATTAAATTCGATTGTATGACGGGTAAGGGGGAACAAGATTTCATGAAGTTGCCATTGGATAAGCAAACTAAGAATGCTCCTCTTCTTTGCCGTAATCTTCACTTAGAGGTTGATGGTAGTTGGGAGAAGGTAGAAAACTTTACTCCGTTTACTGCAAAGGATATGGCTGAGATGAGAAAGCATATCTTATCTATGGACCCCATTTTCAAAGGTGAGTCTCACATCACTAATCCAACCACTGGAGAGGAAAGAACTTATCCTATAGTTTGGGCACCGAATTTTTTCTACCTGACGGAAGAGTAATGTTAGAGAGTGATTTTGTTTATATCACCAGAGCCGAGATAGCCTTAGACTATTTCGGCTTTTTACGTCTTCCGTATCGAATAAGGAAAATATTCAAGGAAATGGCCGAGCAATATTATAAACAATTAAAGAAAAGAAAATAAATTATGAATACCAGTAGGAGTATAGTAGAGGTCGGTGTTGCCATGGTTTTAAAAGACCGATTCTCTCAAGAAGCTGGCAAGATATCTGGGTCATTCAGAACAATGATGAATGATATGAATACCTGGAATAGAGGTATACAGATGTCAGCTTCCAATACAATGGACTTCGGAATGCAGCTCGTAGGGGGAATGGCAAGGGCCTATAAATACTCTGCGGGTGTTCAGAATGAAGTTTGGACTGCTTCGAAAATTGCTGGTGCTACCATTGCAGAACAAAAGGAGATGTTACAATTGGCAAAGGATGTCAATGAGATAACTCCTCTTACGGCTTCGGATGTTGCATCAGGACAAAGATACCTGGCTATGGCGGGTAATAAATTCGATGCTATTAAAGAGATGATTGGGCCAGCATCTAAGCTGGCTTCAATCTTTACAATGCCAGTGGGACAGAAAGGTGGTGTAGCTGACTTGATGACTAATATCATGTCAATGTACCAAATCCCAATGGGGGAAGCCGCTAGAGTAACAGATGATTTATATACTGCAGTTACTAATGCAAATATATCTTTAACAGACTTAGCCCAGTCCATATCTTATGCAGGAGCAGATATGGCAACTGCTGGAGTAGACCTTCGGCAAACCGCTGCTGCTATTGGTGTATTGGGTGATATGGGTATACAGGGTTCTATGGCAGGTACCTCACTGGCCAATATGATTCGTTACTTACAACTCTCTCTTGTTAACCAAAAAAAGAAAGGCTATAACGCTTTAGCAGACCTGGGCTTAAGTCCAGATGAATTCTTCGATGCTCAGGGTAATCTTATAGACCTTTATACTATCTATCAGAAGTTTGCTAAGGCTGCAGTAGATTTACCTTCACGAATTGAAACACCAACTTTCTTCAATATCTTTGGAGTTCGTGGTAATCGTGGTATGCTCCCCGTACTTAGGGATATTGCTTCTGGTAGAGATAAGATGGGTAAGATACTTGCTACTTATGACCAAAACATTGGGGCAGTAAATCGACTCAATGAAGAACGTCTTAAAACTGATGCAGGTGTAATTGACCAATTCGAATCAAGTATAGAGAACTTAACAGTTACCGCAGGTGCAGCTTTGGGTAGAATCTTTACCCCAGTACTAAATGTGGGTAACTCTATAATCAAAGTAATTAATTCTATCTCAGAAACTTGGGTTGGAAGTTTTGGTCTTAGAGTTGCTGCTACTGGAGTAGTAGTAGGTACTATTGTTGCAGGATTTAATACTGTAAGAGGTATTATTAGGTCTGTAGGATATTTACAGACTATTGCTACTGCTTCTACTGAAGGTATGTCTACGGCAACTGCAAAGACTAATGCTCAGTTTGTTATTATGGAAGCCCATCTAAGGAATATATCTTTCATGATGAGTTCAATAGTTGCTCAAACTTTGGGAATGGGAAAATCTATACCCTTGTCTGGAGGTTTCTTTATGGGTAAGGATAAGAGAGGTAGAGCTTATTATCGGGATTCAATGGGTAGAAGAGTATCTCAAGGTACTGCTCTTGGTGGTACTAATTTAATATCCACAACTGTACGTGAAGGAGGTAAGCAAGCTGGTAAGAAGTTAGCTACTTCTGCAGCTTTGGGTTTAGGAGGTAGACTTATGGGATTACTTGGTGGACCCGTGGGGTTAGCTATTACTATCGGTCTTCCCTTATTAATAGAGGTAGGAAGCAGTCTTATTAAGTCAGTAGATAGGAATACAGAAGCTCAGAGTAAAGAAGACCCATCTGCAATCAGGGCTCAGAATGAAGAAAGGTTCTTGAATGCAATGAGAGCAGCTATTAGAGATGGATTAAAAGATGGTAAGATTAACATCAGTGTAGATGGTGAGATATTGGGAGATTATTCTTTGGGTTCTCAGCAAGATTATACTGGTGTAGCATTAGGATTATAAAATTAAAAACACTATGGCTAGAGTATTAAATAAAGCAGCAGGTAAGGTTGTTGAAAAGTACAATGACCTTACAAGAGATACAGCAGGTGTTCTTACTGGCCCCTTAAATAAACTATGGAGAGCTCGGATATTACTCAATCGAACTCTTTCTACTCTTCCCAAAGATGATGCTCCAAAGGGTAAACTCTATACTCCCAATGGGGTAATGGGAGAAGCTCAGATATCCTCTAAGAACCCTATTCTAAACAAACAACTCCAGACTAAATGGAGGATGGAATTACAATTCCCGAGATTAGAGGAGAGTGAGGGAGTAGACCCAGCAAAGGGAAATAAGAATACTACTAATTACAGAAACTTCGAGGCTAAACCAGATATTATATATCAGAATGAGGTAAGGATATATAACATGACTGTTAATCCTACTCAATATATTACCCTACAGAATAGACCTCCAGAGTTGGACTTCAGAGGAGAAACTACATGGGCAACCATTAAATCCATGGGACGTAATGTACCAATGTATCACTTTACTGGAGCTGAAGACATTATTCAATTCAATGTGTCTTGGTACTGTAATGACCCCGAAAATCCTGAGGAGGTAATTAATAAATGTAGATTATTAGAGGCCTGGACTAAAGCTAATGGTTATCAGACAGCTCCGCCCATTGTTAAGATTGAGTGGGGGGATTCCGGTATATTTGATAATCACAACTACATTCTTACTTCAGCAACCTATACTCTGAAGAACTTCCAGAATGGTTATAGAGTAAGGGTACCGGGAAAGCCAGCTACTTTTGGTAATGGTAGGTTATTGCCTGCAGCAGCAACTCAAGAATTGATTTTCAAGAGAGTAAGTGCATATAACTTATCCTATGGGGATTTTATAAATTCCGATTCACTTAAAAAGACAGGAGGTATTAAATATGATTGATGTTAACCAATATCTAATAGGAGCTAGTCCTTATAATAATGCCTATGCTCTAAATTACGGAGATGGTGATTACTCTTTAGAAGCTCCAGTAGTTTCTGTACCTTCATCCTCAAACGATATTCAACATACCGTTAAGGATGGGGAGACTTTACAGAATATAGCCTATAGATATTATGGTGATTCTGGTAAATGGTATCTTATTGCAGAAGCTAATGGTATACTAAATCCTTTTAAAGAGGTAGAAAGTGGAACACTTATAAGAATCCCAGTTTATGGCAGCTAAACAAAAACCTATACTATATAATGGAATGGGCCAACCATATTTGGCTCTATTCGATTTTAGAGGTATGCCGATAATGAATCCTATTACTGGTATACCTCTTGGAGCTTATATTAGTACCTGGAATTATAGGTATGATGAAGAAAAAGAAAATCTTGCTACAATTACATTTGATACTGGAGATCCAGATACTGTAGACATAGAGGCTTTACAAGAAGGTAGTGTGATATGCTTACAGTGGGGATACATATACCCAGACGGTCAATTCATATCGGGTCCAATTAAAACTATCAAGGTTAGGGACTTTGAGGCAAAGTTTGATTCTACTGGTACCCATGTAACTATCAAGTGTATAGACTCTATTGGTGATTTAAGATATCAGCCACCATACAATTTCTCTGAAGCTTCAGAGAACAGCTTATCTTCGTATTTAGATGGTGGTTGTGATAATGGTGTAGGTGTAATCATAGAAATCTTTCAGTAATGGAACAACGAATAATAAGTAATAAAGTATATGAGTCACTACAGGTACCCACAGAGAATACTCGTACTACTACTGGAAAGGTGCTTTATGCTAATAGGTACAGTGGAATAGCAGAAGTGGCTATGCCAGAAGATTTGAAGGCTCTAATTAATAGTGACTTTGGGTTAGTTGGCAAGAATATCTTAGTTCAATTAGAACAGAAGATGAGGGGTTATACTAATGGTCCTTGGTACATAGATTCAAGAGATAATGTTATTTATATACACAATAGGAAATTCCACGAAGAACCAGTAACCGTTTATACTTATCATGGTGAGAATGGAGAAGTACTCAGTGTTCAATTCTCTACTCAAAAAGTGACTAAGAGAGTTAAGGCTACACTCTCTCCTACTATTAATCCAGAGAGTAAAGACTTAGAAGTATTAAGCACTGGGATTGATGATACCGAAAAATTACCGGAGATAGTAGCTAATGAGAATAATGGGGTATATTATAAGAATTGGCATACTTCAGTAGATAAATATGGGGCTGAAAATAATCCTCAAGATATACCAACTATTATGCAGATGAGGATAAATCATACCTTAAAGACTGACCCTAACTTAATAGCTGCATTTGAAGCTAGGAAACAATTGAATGATAAATGGAATCAGGATGTAGCCGAATATTCTGCTTCTAATCCCGCCGAAGCATATAGACAAGGTAAGGAAAAATTCCTTAATGAACTTAGTACAGACCAGGTAAGAAGTATCATAAACAAAACCATTCAAAGGGAAGAATTTCCTGCTGATAGACGGGCAGCTTTAAATGCAGCTCTTAAGAATGTGGTTAATGGTAAGACATTAGATGAAGATATATACAATATCCTCAAGAACGAAAGATACCTTTTTGAGGGCAAAGAACAAATGGAATACATGGTCATAGAAGACCTGGACCCAAGAGACTTTGACCCAGAGCATACCCCTAAGGGTGGAGCTAATGCTTGGGGACTAGAAGACGAAGAAAGTGTTTATCGAGGTATATCCGCATTAAAGAAAGGTCCCTATACTGCGGTGATTGATGACACTCCAGTTATCAAATATAAAAACCCATTAAACCCAAGTCTTGGTGTCTTCAGTGTTACAGTAAAAGTCCAACATTGGAAAAAGGCTAATGTTGAAATACCCCTGTACAAACTTTACCATAATCTATTCAGTAGATACGGTGGAATAGATAAGTGGGCATGGGCAGCTAATGCTAATGCTAATGGAGGTTTAAAGCATACTGAGAGTAAACTAGTTTGTCAGATGCAAGTTGTTGGAAGACCATTACTAGCTTCTTCTCAGGTATTAATCTTGGAGAATGTTGGTAAACGGTGGTCTGGTCCTTGGTATATAAAACAATGTACCCACTCTATGGACGCAGGTCAGGGATATGTAACTAATTTAGAGCTAGTGAAGAACTCAAGTAGAGCTGGTTCTACTACTTCTAAAACTGGTTTGTCTACTCAAACCGTTGTAGCTAATGATGCTAAAGCTAATGCTATAACTTCTAAGGGTAAAGATAAGAAGGCTTTAAGTAATATCAATGAATTAGATTTGAGTTGGACTTATAATGAGGTTGCCTATTTCATTGAATCTGGTATTATGGATAAGGAAGGAAATGTATTAGATGTTAAACGTAGGGATGAAATGGCTCGGAAGAAGGCTTATTATACAGAGGTGTTGGCTAAGACTCCAATCGAGAAAGCCGAAGGTATAGCTGTAAGTTCTGGTAGTTTAACTACTTCTTCGGGTAAGGTAATACCCGGAAAAATAACCATTAAGGATATTCAAGTACCTGATGATTATTGGGTTAAATTCGATTATATGGGAGTAGCCATAAAGAGATTTAAGGAATATATCAAGAATAAGGAAGCGAGGTAATTATGGGCTATGAAACTGCAAAGATAATAACAGAAGAAGGATTAGAGGGTCTTGGAAGATATTATTCTATTTATCGGGGGATAGTTGTTGATAATAATGATACCGAAAAGAAGATGAATAGGGTAAAAGTATGTATACCAGAAGTAATGGGAGGTACCTTTGCTTGGGCTTTACCGAAAGGACAACATGGTTCAATAAGTAGTGGATTTAAGTTCTTAGCCCCTAAGGTAGGAGATATAGTATTCATTACTTTTGAATTTGGTGATCCTACTAAACCCTTATGGGAATATCATGGTTGGAGTATGAATCAAGTACCCCAACCCTTGGATGGCCCCAATAAGATGGGGATAGTTACTCCAGAAGGCAATCTCATTGTAATAGACGATGATAATGGGAAACTAAATCTTTATTTTAATGGAGATATCTCAGTTTATTCTGAATCTAATGTAGTGGTATCAGCTAATAAGGATATCAATGTATCTTCAGGTGATACCGTTATACTAAATACGGGAGAAAACCATGGGTTAATCAATATTGCTCAATTAACCGAAAAACTAAATCAAACTATCCAAGAACTAGAACAACTTCGCAGTATGTTCAATTCTCATGTACACTCAGGTGTAACTACTGGACCAGGTTCTTCAGGTCCTACAGTAACTCAAGTAACTAAACCTTTCTCACAATTCGTTGTAGACGATTATGAGGATAAAACCTGCATACACTAATGGAAAAGAATTACTTTACAGACTTAGTTGGTATAGGTGTAACTTACCCTATTCAACTTACAACCAATGAAAATGGGGAAAGAGGTTGGTACCCAGTAAATGGGGATTTCAAACTTATCAGAGATAATATAAGTTCGATATTATATTACATGATAGGCCAGAGATTTCGACAGGAAAACTTTGGTAGTAAATTATGGCAATGCATTGAGGAGCCAAACTCACAAGCCCTAAGTTTTATAATTAAAGAGTTTTTAAAACAAGCCATAGGTGCTTGGGAACAGAGAATAACCTTCCAAAGTATCACGGTTACTAGAGTTGATGCAAAAATACATATAGAAGTATCTTATGTAGTAAATGGAACAAATTCTAGTCAGTACCTCGATATCACCTATGATAGTTCGGATAATTCATTAAATACACAATAATATGGGAATCACAAATAAATGGCTTAACCCATACCAGAGGTCTTATCAACAGATTAAGGCCAAGCTGGTTGAATCCCTTATGGGACTCAAAGACCCTCAAGGTCAGAAACTCATAACGGATTATTCGGAGGGGAATATCTTAATTATTATCCTCTCATTGTTTGCGGCAATTGCCGAAGTACTTCATTACTACGTAGATAACATGGCAAGGGAAACTTTCCTATCTACTGCAAGGAGGTATGATTCGGTAGTTAAACATGGGGCATTGGTAGATTACCATGCTCGGGCAGCGATTGCAGCTACCGTAGATGTAATCTTATCCAGAAGCATTACGGGTAATTCTATTGGTGCTAAATTAACTATACCTCAGGGTACTCTGTTTACAGATTCCAGTGGTAATTCTTGGTTATCTGCTAGAGATGTAATTTGGCATTCGAATGTAACTACTTGTAAGGTACCCATCATACAACATGAAAGGTATACTGCAAGTGCTCTTAATAATATGGTAATACCCACCGGTGATAGAGTTATACTTAATCTTGGTACATTACCAAAGGGTAAGTATTATGAACAAGGTTCTATGTCATTGCAGATAGGTGGGGAAACTTGGGTATTAGTAGATACATTTGCAAAATCCAAACCTACAGACAAACACTTTATGGTTTCAGTAGATGAGGCACTCAATCCCTATATAATGTTTGGAGATGGTACCTTTGGTAAGAAACCAGCTGCAGGTGCAAAGATAACCAATGTAGTATTCTATTTAACCAATGGTACTCAGGGTAATGTAAAGAGTAATACCATTACATCGGTACCTTCAGTAATATCTTCCTCAATTACGGATGCTACTGTAAGTAATGCTTATGATGCTGGAGGCGGTTCAAACTACGAAAACTTTACCATGCTCAAGGAACACATACCTTTGAGTGTAAAGACTTTGGGAGTAGCAATTACCAAAGAGGATTTCGAAAGTTTAGCTATGTTAGTTGATGGGGTAAACAAAGCTAAAGCCGATTATGAATGCGGTAGAAAGCTTACCGTATATATTAGCCCAGATGGTGGAGCAGTTGCTTCTTCTGAATTAATTAATAGGGTATATAATTTATTATCCCAAAGGGCTCCTATGACTACTTGGTTGAAGGTTAAATCTGCAGGCAAGGTTCAGATTATTCTAGAGATGGGTGTTACCGGTAAGAAGTCTTATAAGACTGCAGAGATACAAACTCAAATTCTTACAGCATTATACAATGCCTATTCTCCAGAGCAAGCTCAGATAGGTGGAAGCATAAGGGTATCAGATATATATGCCCTAATAGATAACTTATCAACCGTAGATTACCTTCACCTTACCAAGTTTTATATTAAACCATGGCCCACTACCATTTATGGTAATAAGGAACTAAACCTGGGCCAGTTTAAATTAAACAAGGCAAAGGGTTCTATGACCTACTACATAACCTTCAATTCCTCAACTACCTTTACAGTACGTTCGGTATCAAATGGTTATGTAACTACTGGCTCAGTTGGTAGCTCTATCCAGATTATCGATAAAGCTAATGGTTTTGATTTCTCTTTGGACATTCAGAACAACAGCTATCAATTGGGCTATCGGTATTCTATTACGGTATCAGAACCCAACCATGATTATGAAGACCCAGGTTTTAACTTACCGGTATTCGAAAATGCTTCACAGTTAACATTAACAGTAAATGAAATCGTATAAAAATGGTGAACCTTAAAAATCTAATTGATTTTTTACCATTCGAATATAAGGACCAAGACACTTATAAGGTAAATGGCAAAGGCATCTTAGAGAGGTTTCTAGAAATTTGTGGAGAGCATTTTGAAGATTATATTACGAAGGACATTGAGAACATTCTGGATATTATTGATATAGATAAGGCACCAGATATGTACCTCAATTTCCTTTGGCAATTTCTTGGAGAAATGCCCTTTGCTTATGGGAACACTATAGATGCACAGAAATGGGCAGAGTACTTTAATGGGTTCTACTCTGATAGTAAACTCCAAGAACTATCAAAGCTTTGGATAATCCCAAAGGAAGGACCACTTACATTAACCAGTACTCAAGTAAGAAACATATTGAAGTACTCAATATCTCTTTTTAAAATAAGAGGCACCTCTGAGTTCTTCGAGATAATGATGAGGTTGTATGGATTAACCTGCGTAGTAACAGACCCTGCAAAAGCAGATAGCTATGATGGTTGGGTAAAAGGCAATCCACACTTTGACCAATACTATCAGTATGACGATAAGTATACTTACGATAATACTTTTGATTGTTCTCAGTGTATACCAGTAACCTTTAGACTTACAGGTCATGGATATACTTCGAACTCGGCAGCTTTTAGAAAATTTAGAGAAGCTGTAGAGGCTTTCTTTAAAAGGTTCATACCCTATAATGTATCTTTCAATATTCAATATGGGTTTACAGTAAATGATGGGTATACTATTAAAGCCGAGTTAGTAAATCCAGACCAACCCAATCTGATTACTTCTGAAGTTTACGTAGTACCAGTGAAGGTAACAGTAACTTCAGATTGGGTAAATGCTGACTTAAGGTACCAGATATCCAGTGATAACGTAAACTGGGGTTACACCAAACATGAAAGTGGTTCTATCTTTAACATACCCAGGGCAGGTACTTATTATTTTAGAAGTGTGGGAGACCCTACTAAGGTAACCCAAATCACCGTTAATCAAGAATCCTATAATCGAGTATATTCTATTACTTGCGACCCAATTACTGGAAAGATAACTCCTACTAACCTAAAAGTAAGTACAGTAGTAAGGGCAAATGTATCTTATAAGGGTACAGTGAAAACTTGTAATGTACGATTACCTGGTACGGATATAGTGAAAGTCTCTGGTTCAACTTGGGAGTTTTCCGAACCAGGTACCTATATATTCGAGGTAGTAGAGTTCCCAGTGAAGCAAACTTCTTTTGTCGTAACTCGAGAAGAGGTTACATATAAGGTAAGATGTACACCTTCTGAATTTAGAGTTGGGGATAAGCAAAGTATTAAAGATGCTACCACTACTCTTACCATTGAATCTAATTATCCAGAATCATTTACTGGTGAACTATACTGTAAGCTAATTGGTGATACTAAGTTGTTTAAGAACGGGGATAAGTTTACTGCTAATAGTTATGGTACTTATAAGTTTAAATGTACACTGGATAAAAGGGAAACAGATGAAGGTGTAGGTATATTCGAAGTAGTATCTGGTAAGACTACAGTATATAGAATTACGGTTAGCCCACCAACAGTTACATTATTCAATGGCTCTGCCAAGACTACCGTAAAGATACAACGTATCTCTGGTAATGGTGATGATTATAGAGTAAGGGTAATTGAAACTGGAGAAACCTTTGATGCTCAGAATGGATATGTATATACTGCAAATAGGGCAGGGACTTATACCTTCCAGTCAGTAGCTTATCCTACTGCTAAGACTACTCTGGTAGTTAATAACTCTCCAGTAGTATATCAGAACAAGTTAAAGATAGTACCTTCGGATGCTACAGACAGTCATTGGAAAGAACCCAACTGGGCATTACCCGAAGACCAGATAGATGATACTTATGCAGTATACCAATTACTGGATGAGAAGTCTGCTTGTAAGTTCCATCTTGAGGAAATGAAAAATGAGGTCAATGTAAGTGGTACTGCTACCTGTGATGAGAACGGGGAAACCTATAACCTTAATGAGGAAATTGTTCTTACCAAGGCTGGGACTTATACCTTTGTGGCAGATGATGGTTCTTCATTAAGATGTCAAGTAATACTGGAAGATTATCCTACAATCATCGAGATTTCTTGTACTCCTACTTATGCAGAACTAAAGGGGAATGTTAAACAAGTATCTACTTTAATCAAGTGTACTTCTAATAAACCTGACTTCGATAGTCGAATAAGGGAAGTTGGTAAAGTAACTACTTATGACGCAGGTGGTGCTGGTTATGAATTTGTAACTGCACAAGCTGGAGAGTATATATTCGAATCAGTGGTAGATACTTCGAAGAGAACTAAGTTCACCGTAGTAGATGCAGACCTTTTAAGTGTTAGTCCTCAAAAGTTAGAATGGGAACATGATGACCTCTCAGAGAAAACATTTACCATTACAACTTACAGTAATCAATCTTGGCAAATAGTAGAACAATGATAAATTCAACAATCGATAGAATAACAGAAACCACAACTCGGTCTTTATTCAAGGCATTCACTGTGGGTATATTGGGAGAGTGTACACAAATATTGTATAATTTGAGATGGATGATAATCCTTGCAATAATTCTAATCCTATCAGACTTATGGTTTGGGTTATCTGCAAGTAGGTTACAGAAAATCGAAATTCGAAAATCTAGAGCTGGAAGAAGAACTCTAAACAAGATAGTAGATTATATCTGCTATGTTCTACTTGGTGCTGTACTTGGTAAAGCTATTGGAGAACCCTATGGGATGAACCCAATAGTGGTATCAATAACGGTTATGGTAATATGCTACTGTTTCGAAGTAGATAGTATATATGGACACATCTGTGAAATACATGGTATTAAGAAACGGTATAGTATATGGAGAATACTCTTTAAATTGTTAACCTTAAAGTTCAAGGATGTAGGTGAAGCATTTAAAGATATGTCAGAACAAAAGAATCAATTTAAAAATACTAAGGACAATGAAGACGTACTTTAAGTATGAAGGTATTATTAAATCAAAGGAAGCAGCAGAGGCAATTGCTGCTCCTTCTGGTTTAGGACCATTCTGTGGATTTGGCTCAGCTACCATAAATGGTAACAAGTTAGTGGTATCTCCTCAGGGAGTTGCTGGAAGTAAGTATGCCAATGTAATCAAGGATAGGATTATGGCAAGGTATATGGCAAAGGCTTCAGAAGATGGAGAATTGCCAGATGTAAACTTTGGGTGTATTTCAAGGGATGGGTATGTATTTATATCTGATGAACAAACTATTACCATTGAGAATATCCAAGGTACCCAAGGTTCAACGGAAGAGGTATTACTCTTTGCAGTACACACTACTATCTCCGAACCTGTAGATAACCCAGTAGACTTTGTAGCTTATTGGAATGAATCCTCCGAAAGCTTCTACACCTTGTTTAAAAAGTCTCTGGATATTTATTATCCGATTGCCGAAGAGAATCGTACACCGGATATCATTAATAATGATGTATATTCTAATTACGATATGACCTATAGCAATCTTCTAGAGATGGTAGAGAGTGCTTGCCCTTATTACTCTAATAATAAAACTTCCGTTGTTCTTATCGGAGTATATGGTAAGGGTACTGATGCAATGACCAAACGAAATGAGAACTTTGCTATCGTACCCTATCAAGGTAAGTTTCAAGAAATCCCTTATACTACTGCTGCTCAGAGTATGATGAGGGAATCAGTGAAAAGAGTAGAACAGATAAATTCAGGCTTTCCAGTAGTAGATGAATCAGGTACTAAGTTAAATATCAAGCAATACATTGATAGTCAAATTGAGGCTATCAGAAAAGAATTCTCTGAATCTCTGAGTACTGCTAACTTACCAATAGGTTCTATCATCCTTTGGGAAACCGATGTAATACCCAAGGGTTGGGCAGAATATACTAAGGCAGCTGGTAGAATAGTTATTGGTTACCAAGCTGGAGGTGTTCAAATTGGGGATGAAGTAATGTTACAGAATGTTGGAGATTACTATACACCAACTAAGGGTAATTTCTTAATCTCTATTAAAGGTGATGACCTTCCTAAGCATAGGCATGCTCTTGGTGTATCTAAAGGTAAACAAGATAATGCCAATAACTGGGAGAACGTTCGTCCTCAATCTTTCTTTAATAGGGAGACGGGATTGAATGGAGATTTCGGTAGAGGAACTCCTACCAAGGGTATTCAAAATGGTGCTATCGTAGTAAGCTGGAACCTATTAGGGGAATCTTTCTTACAAGAAACTTCGGTAGAAACTTTGGATATTGAAAAATTGCCACCGACTATTACATTACGATATATCCAAAAGATATCATCATAAAGTTGTTATTAGTTATTTAGTAGTATTAAAACTCATGTGTATTATTTGTATTGTTTAAGAGTAAACATTTGTTTACAATCTGTGTTTTGCGTAGTAAAAATTAATTGGGAGAGGGACGTTGGGAAACGCCCCTTTTCTTTTGTGTTAATACTTAAGTTCTTCTTTAGCTCGGTCTTCCCAATATTGTATATCTTGTCTAAGTTCTGATATATATCTCATAGATTCATTAGTCTTAGGCATTTCGAAAAATTCGATAAGCATTATATTAGTTATTCGAGTACTATTTTCAAGCCTTTCCTTGATAAAAGGGGGAGGAGTAATTAATACCTCAAACAAAAGATAGGCATCTGGAGAAAGCTTATCCTTCATATAAGTATACATCATATCAAGCATTTCTGATTTAGCTTTCTCTTCTTCGGTATCATCCTCTAATTCTTTGTCATTGTCGAATAAGTCATCAAGTTTAAAGAGGCTTTGATTATACTCTGCTTGTTCTCCGTATGCAGAACGAAGCAATTTGTTTTTGAATGTACTAAGTGATGCAAGGATTCTTGCTTTAAGATGTTCTTCAGTACATTCACCATAGTATTTGTTGAAAACAAATAACATCTTATCCCAGAAATAAGATTGGATAATATCCGGTGTAAGATTAAACCGTTTATAATCAATCTGACGGGTAAGATTTCTGATTACTGGCTTACAGACTTTATAAAGTCTGTTGAATGTAGCTTCATCATATTCCTGCATAGGTTTTAATCTATGAAGCTCTGAGCCATTATTTCCTTTACTTTTTCCCATGTTTTTAAATATTCGTTATGCAAATATAAGTATTTTTTCTTATATAAAATAATAATATTAAATATTCGGGAGCTTAAGGTAGTGGATTAGTAGTTTCTAGATAGATGTCAACATGCTCAGAACTATCTCGGTACTATCAAAATCTATTAGTTTATATAATATTGCAATATAGATATGAAGAAATTTAAAGACAACATCAAGTTCAGTTTTTCTCCCGAGTTTCAATTCGAGATACTCAGGTTTGTTTTAAAAGATAAGGAAGGGGGATTAGTACTCAAAAGGATTAAATCCAATTACCTGGTTCTCATAGAACACTCCCTTATCTTCGAAGGTATATCAAAATATTTTAAGAAGCAAGGCAGAATGCCCTCCGAGAATATCTTAAAGGAAGTATTAAAAGAGTTACTAGAATCCAAAACCTATGTGGATTTGGTAACTAAGGATGATATACCTAATATCAATAAACTAATAAGTAATCTCTATCATATACCACTATCGGATTCTGATTACATAAAAGAAAAGATATATCAGTTCTCTACCTATGTTGAGATGAAGAACTTAAATGATTCTTTTGATTTGGATAACTTCGAACAATACGAAGAATATTCGAGGAAGATTGAAAAGGTACTTCAGAAAAGTAAACCTAAGAAAGAGGATGAACCCCTATATATGATTCGAGATATTACCGAGAGACAGTTTAGAAGGCAATCAGAACCTTCAGTATTACCATGCCCATTTAGGCAATTGAATGATTTAACCAATGCAGGAGGTTATCCAGAACATTCGGTTAATGTGATATTGGATAAACCTAAAGCAAAGAAAACATTCTTCATGGTAAATCTTGCAAGAGGTTATCTTAGAATGAAGAAGTCTGTATTATATATTGATACAGAAAATGGTCAAGAACAAATTATGGACCGTTTCATTCAATCAAGTATTAATAAAACTAAGAAGGAATTATACTCGGGTGAATATGATAAACTTGAGGCAAAGCATTTAAGGAAACTTGCAAGGTTTGGAGTTGAATTAGTGGTTGAGCGTGTACCAGCAATGATTACTAATACCACTTATATAAGGGAAAAGATAATTCAGCTTCGTAATCAAGGAATCGATATTAAAGTTCTTATGGTTGACTACGCTGGTAAGCTTGCATCAATAGCGGGTGATAGAGAAGATTTCGAAAGGATATCTAATGTATACGTAGACCTTCAGAATCTGGCAGAAGAATTACATTTAGATATTATATGGACTGCCCATCACATTACTCGTGAAGGTAAAAAGCATAGGCTTACTAGATACGATGAGAATGATATCTCTGGTTCAATTGCCATTGTTCGTAATGCCCAGGTTATCATGGGTCTTAACTCTACTGAGCAAGAAGAAAAAGATAATATTCTTCGAGCTGAGATAGTAGTACAAAGGGATGGTCTTCCTTCCGGTAGAGCATTATTCAAATGCGATGTCGAAAGGCAAAGATGTACGGAATTTACAAGGGAACAACGTAAACAATATGATGAAGTGTATTCTGGAGTATTAGATTCTATGATGAAGAGTTCTAAAGATAATCCCTCTGCAAATAAAGAAAAGTATGAGAAGAAATCAGGTGATATCTAAAAGAAAGTTAATCTCTAATATAGTAGGGTGGCCAGATTATTATATTTCTAAGAGAAGTAGGTTATATAGATACTACCCTAAAAGAAAAGTATGGATGTTATTAAAAGGTACCCTCAATCAGGGTAGGATATACCATATATTAAGAGATAGTAATAAACATAAAAGGATTCAGGCTTCTAGATTAGTAGCCTTAGCTTGGGTACCTAACCCAGAGAGTAAACCTCATGTATGTCATAAAGATAATAACCCTTGCAATAATATACATACTAATCTTTATTGGGGTACACAGAAATACAATATAACCCCTATTCATAGATACGTTAAAGAAACTAAAAAGAGATATAGATTAGGACATGATAGGGTACGAGAGTTAATTAGGGATAAAGCCAAGGGTTACTCCAATAAAGAATTGGGAGAAAAGTATAAGCTAAGTAAAGCTAGTATTAGTCACTACTTAAATAGAAGTTTATGAAAATAACTAATCAGTTTAAATCTAGACTAAGGACATACTTTATTAAACGATTGGGAGGTTACGATTACCGGCATGGCTGGATGCGTATACCAACTTGCCCCTATTGTGGGAGAGAACATAAGTTGGGAGTTAACCTTTCTATGTATAGAACCAATTGTTTTAGATGTAATGCCCATCCTTCCCCTGCTCAACTAATGATGGACATAGAAGGATTTACTGAGTACCATGAACTAATTAATTTTTTGAACAATGGACAATTTGATGAACTACAGTTTAAGGAAGAGAAAATCGAACTTGCCGAAAGTAAGCCCGTATATCTCCCAGATGGATTTAGAAATATTTCGCTCGGAGACAGCCAACTTGCAAAAAGCATTCGTGGATATATCAAGAAACGCGGCTTTAACCTCGAGAAGTTTTCAAGATGTGGTATCGGATATGGAACAATGGGCACGACATATGGGTACCTTATCATCCCGTTTTATTATCGAGGACAACTTAGGTATTACAATGCTCGAAATGTTATCGGAAAAGGACCCAGGTATAATAACCCAGACAAAGACATCACCGGTTTGGGAAAACAGTTTATCATCTTTAATCATGATGCGTTGGAGATGTATCGGTCGGTATTCATTTGCGAAGGGGCACTTAATGCTCTCACAATTGGGGATAGAGCAATTGCCACAATGGGCAAAGCTATATCTGCATTCCAAGTCAATGAGTTACTTAAATCCCAATGCGAAAGATTTATTATATTGTTGGACCCAGACGCAAAAGAATATGCCATCAACTTGGCTCTCAAGCTTGTTGCATATAAAAAAGTCAAGGTGGTGTTTTTACCAGACGGAAAAGACGTAAATGATTTAGGGAGAAGTCAGACACTTAAGTTAGTATATGCTACCAGGTACCAAAGTTATCAAGAATTGATATCAATCAGAAACTCATTGAAATAGGGAGTTCCTATTATATTATAAAATAATATATTTATGCGTGAACCATCTATCCATATAACTAAGTCTCAATTTGAGGAAATATTAAATACCTTAGAGGTAGATAATTTCCCAGTTGAGGCTTTTTTTGTTATTGCTCGTAAGGAGGCAATAAATACTAGAGTTGTAGTTGTTACAAACAATAAGACAACTAAGAAAGTTTCTAACATTTTACTAGCATCTAAGGGAGATGCTGCCCTTGTTGCTGATATTTTATATGCAACTCGTATAAAGTTAAAGCATAGAGGAGTTCGTAAAATAAATGAGAGTAATTCCCGAGAATGGGCAAATTGTAAAAAGCTTGCAGAAGTATGTAATACCTTTTGTGAAGATTTTAAATTTGATACTCGAGAAGGTTTTATTAAATATATCGAACTAGGTATCAAGAAGATGGACGGTAATTATAATAACCTCCTAAACAGATTATCTTCTATGTCAGAAAAGATTTCAGATTTATATTCTGCTACATTGGAAATGGAAGATGATTCTGGTAATGCTAAAGCTATCCATGATTACTTCATAAAAAGAGTAGCTGATGTTACTGGCATATATGAATCATTCGTTAATCAGCCAGATAAATATATACACTTTGTAAGGTTAGATAAATTTCTATCAGAGAAAGGGTGGGACCCAATTCAATTCATAGATGCTCAATTTGAATCCCTTGCTTGGTGTAATGGTTTACCTGAACCAAGTCAGATGTATAATGACAAGGCTATAGAAAGGTATAATAAATACTTATTTAAACATAAAAATCAATCCTCATCGGAGGCTCCTAAAATAGAAGGAAGTCTCTGGTCAAAAATTAATCAATCATGAAAGCTTTTAAAAATCGTTTAGAAGAAATGGCAGAAGCCACAGTAAATGCTTTGAATTATTCCGATAGCAAAGTAGAATACCCAGATATTTCTATGGTTCAGAAATGGCCTAAGGAAATAATCTTGCCCTTGTATGATTTATATAAAAATACTCGGTATTCAGAATTAGCTTCAATCCTTATGTATACTCAGCATCAGGCTAGGTTTGAAGAAATAGGAGAATTGATGCTTGGTATCGGATTAGTAGAGATGGTACATTATGATAAGCTGGGAGACTTCTTATTAAAAGCTTCTGATGTAATGGACACCGATATACCAGGAAATAATCAGTTAACTGTACATCCCCTAATAGATCTTGGTACTTCAGCAGAATCTGCTTTAAGATTATCATTACAAGCAGAAAAAGAAACTCTAGAAGAATATTATAAAGTATTCGATTCTCTGAATAAAAAAGAAGAATATATAAAGAGAAGTGATTATATTCCAGTTACCTATCTTATCCAGAAATTCATTGCTGATGAAGAATATCACATTTCTCTTTTAAAGAAAGCTCTGAAAGAATACGAGGATTCCGATGACGAGCCTAAGAAATGTAAATCAGTAACAGTAATCATATGAAAATCATAATTCGTAATTGTAACGTTGCAGAATTAGATATACCTCTAAAATATGCAACTAAGTTATATAACGAATTTGCTATCAGACACCCCAATGCCTTTTACCTCCGTACTAGGCAACGGGGTATGCAAAACTGGGATGGCAAAATAAAGTATATAACCAAGACTGGTCAATTTAAGATAGGCTTACTTCCTTCAGTATATAAAAGATGTATTGAACTTGGAATTAAGCCTATCATAGTAGATATGAGACAACCTTTACCTAAAGTCAGTAAAGTTGTAACTCAGATAGGTAAATATAAATTAAGACCCGAGCAAGAGAAAGCAGTTAAGTCTGTGATTAATAATCGAGTAGGTGATACACCTTTCCATATTGGTGTATTAGATTACACGGTTAATGCAGGTAAATGCACCGGTAAGGGTACCCTAATACATACTGAGGATGGGTTATTACCTATAGAAAAAATCGTTTCTGAAACAGGTAAGATACGATATAAAGGTAAAGTCCTTACTAAAGAAGGTGTATTAGTAAAACCCAATGCAGGAGTTTATAATGAGATTAAGGTAGTAAAGATAACTACTTCTCAGGGTTATACTCTAATCTGTGGATATGAAAATCACAAATTATATACTTATTATGGAGATAATCTACAATGGGCATATGTCAAGGATTTAAAGAAAGGGGATTGTTTACCTATCTCCTTAGAATATACTCATTCTAAAAATACCATAGGTAAAAACCTTAGCTATACTTTGGGAGCTTTATCCGGAGATGGTCATATTCATCAAGTTTCTAAAAATCAAATAAACATATCTATATCAGGTCAAGATATAGAAGTAGCCGAAGTAGTTAAAGCTACTATGGATGAAATCTGTAAAACTCCTGTAGAAATAAAACCCCACAAAAGATTTAAAGGTTTTCATATATCTAAATCCGATACTAATTTTGCTAAACTACTTCAAGAGGAATATCCAGAATTAATTGGTACTGCCCATGAAAAGTACATACCAGATAAGATTCTTCAGGCTTCTTATGATGACTTAAGGAATTATATAGCAGGTTTATTTGATACAGATGGGCATAATTCATCATCTCATGGTAGAAGGTCCTTATCTTTTACTACTGTAAATCTTGAAAATGCTCGTAGAGTACAACAAGCTTTATTATCTTTAGGAATAGCTTCTTGTCTTAAACCCAAGAAGACTTCATGTAATGGTAAAGAGAGTATAGCTTATAGAATAACTATTCATAGCGAATTTTATGATGAGTTTCTAGAAATAATACCCATGAGGATTGAAAGAAAATGTATTCCTAGCAATTCTCAACGGAATAACTACAGTAATAAACTACCTTTTAGTAATTTTGCTAAAGAACTTTATGATAAGCTTTCTTGGAAAGAAAAAGGTAAGTTTAGAAAAACCTATGGTAGAGTTATAAGTACACAGGTAAGTCATCATAATAGATTAACTTTAACTGCTTTTAATTGTTTAGTAGAATTCTTAGGCTCTAATAATGATAAAGCTACAGAATTACTAAATATTTCTAGTAATTGTTATTGGGATAAAATAGATAAGATAGAAATCTTAGATAAATACCCATGTTATGATATGGAGATACCTAAGTATCATAATTACCTATCTAATGGATTCATATCTCATAACACACTTATCATGTCGTCTTTATATTTAACCTATAAGAAGCAGTTAAAGACTTTGCTAATAACTAATGACTCAGATTGGTTAAACCAGGCTAGAGAAGAATTTAAGCAATATCTTCCGGGAGAAGATATCACTTTTGTTCAAGGCAAGGTTTTAAACTGGAGTAATTTTACTATAGGTATGGTTCAATCCATCTCAAGGAATATGAGGTTCTATCAAAAGGAATTATCTCAAATAGATATGGTACTTGTGGATGAGGCTGACCAGGGAGGTAGTAAACAATATCAGAATGTAATCACCCGACTGTTTAATACCCGAATTCGTATAGGATTATCCGGTACCATTTATATGAGTAAACTTGCTAAGGATAAGGTTAAGAACATGAACCTAGAATGTTTCTTTGGTAAGGTGATTGCTGAGTTTAAACTTAAGGATTCCATCAAGAAGGGTTACTCAACTAAAACTATCGTAAAGATGGTACCCGGTAAACCTTGGTATGGTAATTGGGAATCTGATTGTATATCCTATAAGGAGATATATGATGATTCTATTACCGAAAATAATACCGCGTGGACCATGGCTTATAATCGATTACGATGGAATATTAATCAAGGTAGATATCCTGCTCTTGTAGTATGCAAGCATATTGCACATTGTGAAAATCTATATAAGTTCTTTAAAAAGAAACTGGGCGATGCCTATAATATTGCCTATGTGCATGTTAATACTCCCTCTAAGTTAAGACAACAAATAATGATGGATTTTAGGGAAGGCAAAATAGATATCTTGGTATCAACTACAATCATTGCTCGAGGTAAAAACTTTCCTAAGCTTAGGTATTTACTTAATGCAGCAAGCATGGATAGTCAGGAAAAATCTATTCAGTTTCTTGGTCGTTTGGTAAGAACCGATAAATCGAAAAAGAAAGTATACCTGGATGACCTTCATTATCCTGGCCCTTATTTAGATAGGCATGGTAAGCATAGGAAGCAATATTATCAGAGACAAGAATTGAAAGTAATATTGTTAGATAAGCTATGGAAGAAACATCCTAACCATAGCCTTATTAAGAGTTAACTAGAAGTACTATGAGTATTTACTTTTTCTCCGTAGGAGGAAAAGAAGATTACAATTAATAAGCATATAGGCATTATGAATAATGATAAACTAATATGTATCAGGGAAGATACTGATGAACGATTAATACAATTACAATCGGAAGGATATAGAATAATACAAATATCCGCATCAGGTATCTACTGCTGGATATTATTAAGGAAATCAAATAACAATATATAATGAAACTGATAGACCGAATATTAAATTGGATGAACCCACCTGCCAGTAATCCCAAACATGTATTCAATTGCAGGGATTTGGCATGGGTAACCCCTATTAAACACTGGAGATATACCCCGGATGTTTATACCCATTCATTTAGTTTATATTGGGGATCTGGATTAGAGATCAAATTACAACAAGATACTACTGACCCAGAATCTTGCCCAGAATTATCTAAACTCAGGGAACTATTTATTAATAACATTGGTTATTCATATGTAACCCTAGATGATATTACTAACATATACATTTATAAAGAAAAATGAGATGGCAAAGAAAAAGAAACAACTTCCTGATTTATCAAAACATGATATCCTTACACCAATAGATGTTAGTCAATTGGGTACTAACGGAGATCCATGCTTCGGTATTGGGTATGACCTATCAACTAAAGAGTGTAAGCTATGTGGAGACTCAGAGCTATGTGCATTCAAGATGTCTCAGAACTTGAATATCACAAGGAAAGAGCTAGAACAGAAGAATCAATACAAGGATTTGGATGTATTAGAAGACACAGTTGGTATCAAGAAATACATCCGAGGCTTGATTCGGAAAGGGAAAGACAGAAAAGAAATTATCTCAAAGACAGTTGAGAAATTCGAAGTACCCAGAAAACGTATTAGAGAACTTTATAAAGAGTGTACTAAATAATGAAACCAATAGAGATGATATGGGCTATGTTCAAGGTATACCTTAATAACCCAAACTATTTTGTAAAGCAAGGCGATGTACTTGCTAATTTGTGTATGGAAGGTTCTACCGATGTAATCAGAATGTGTAATTCATTGGGAGTACATGTTTCTAGACCCGAGAAATTAACCTTTGGACAACTTTTACGTAAATGTAATATATTATGAACAGATTTAGATTTATCAAAGTAAGGGAGGTAGTATCTCCCAACAGAGCAAACCCAAATGATGCTGGGTTAGATTTTTATGTACCAACCAACTTGACTTCAGAGGATATCCATTCTAAGAATGAATTTGATTCAGGAGGATATGATTTGGATATACCCTTTAGTGAACATTTCGTAAGGCATATAGCTTTAAAACCAGGTCATCGTATACTTATCCCATCAGGTATCGAAGGTTTGTTAGAACCGCCTGCATCTATGCTAATGGCAGCAAACAAATCTGGTATAGCTACTAAGAAAGGATTAATCTTTACTGCCGAGATAGTGGATTCTCCCTATGTTGGAGAGATACACATTGGAGTATACAACACTTCTCAAGAAGCCCAGGTTATTGAGGCTGGCCAGAAGCTGGTACAATTTATTCATGTACCTATCTATATTACTGAACCAGAAGAGATTCAACAAGAGGAATTTTATACTGAATCCCAGATGTGGGGAAGTAGAGGAGGGAATGGTTTTGGTTCATCAGGACGTAAATAATCATGGACATCAGGAATATAAATGAACAAGTGCCTCAGGTAGAAGAAACTGAGGCACGGGTACTACAGGAAATGTATGTTCTTGGGATAGAGCAATTCTCTGGGTATAAATCCATAGAAAAGCTACCAGATTACCCATTAGATATAAATAATCCAAAGAGCCAAGTTATTCTAAAGGATTTTATTGGTAGAGTTATTGAAGAGTTAACTGAAGGATTCGAATCTACCGATGAAGTAGTATCTATATATCGTGATTATGGATGGAATAATGATTGTTTAACCTCAGAGGAATATACTCAGGTATTAAATCATCTAGCAAATGCAAATGAAGAACAAGCAGATGCTTTGGGATTCTTCTTTACTTTGCTTTTATATTCTAATATATTGCCAGAAGATATATTAAAATACCAAGATGCAAAGAGTTTATTTGAGGTAATGGCAATTGGAGTCAAAGACTTACTCATCAAGTACCCAGACCATCGAAGTGTAAGGAAATACCCTATACTAAGTCCAACTGATTGGGCAAGAGAAGATAGAGAAGAATATGATAAGATAGTTTCTTATACCCCAGGTTTTCATGAAATGAGCGAGATATCTCATGAAAATGAGAAGCTATATTTATGGGAAGTAATATATGAACTTAATAAAGCAAGGAACTTCCTTAAATGTAGACCCTGGAAACAAACTCAAGTGATGACCAAAGAAATAGATTTTCAGGAATCTTTGGTAAAGTCATTCTATCTCTATATGGGATTTTTAGCCATGAATGGGTTTACTCCTTGCGGATTGTTTAGTTTATTCTTTAAAAAACAACGTCTCAATTTATGGAGACAAAATACTAATTACTAGCATGTCAGGATGGAACCATAAATTAGAGGGACTTCAACTTAATCCGGAGGAGTCCCTCCATTCGTTAGAATTTGCTACTTCACAAGAGGCATGGGAAAAACTCAATGAGGGATTCCTAAGATTAGAGCCTGCTTTATTTGCAAAGGGGGCTATTGCCAATAGTGGGGTAGCTGTAGTGTATAATGTATTTATAAAGATACGAAAAGCTTGGGTAGACCCAGAATTTGATTATGGGCGGTGTTTCAATTACAAAGAAACTAAGTGGACTAGCTTATTGAATAACTACATAGATTTTAATAAGCTTGACTTGTTGCGTAGTAAACTGAGAGTACTGAGAAATAAGTACAATCAGAATTACAATATAACTTATATGTTCAATAATCATCATGATAATGGTAAACAATGTCTAATAGCTGCTACATTCTCCAAACGATTTGGGGAAGACATACCTGTTATTACAATGGTAATCAGGGCATCCGAGATAACAAAAAGGTTAATCTTCGACTTCTTACTAATACAACGAATGGCGGAATATGTGTACGGACCAGAACAATCAGTACAAATCAATTTATTTGCCACTCAAATGTATGGGAATGTAGAAACACTTCTGATGTATCATACTCATAAACCTTTGAAGAAGGTACTTAAGGGGGCAGAAGAGAATGCTTGGAATAAGAGAATAAAAGAGATATGGAAGAAATTCCAAAAGGGTACAGAGAAGGAATTCTCTTCATTCAAGGTATTCTTTAGAAGTTTTAAAGTGCTCAGACCAGATTTATATGAAGAAACATATAAATCAATGAAAGCAAAAGAATTACTTCTCGAGTATGAGGATATAGAATACCCGGAGAATGTAATCTCTTACTCTCAACGTAAAGCTTATAAAAAGAAACTTTTATTAAAACAGAAGAACAATGGAAGCTAAGGAATTTTTAAATCAGAAGCGTATAGGATTAGTAAACAAATTCTATTACCAAGTTTTTGAGATTAAAAAGAACGGAGGGGAACCGAATATTCCTCTCTTACTACAAGAGGTAGAGGATTTTGATAACGCTACTGGCATATGACCTGGGTTAGTTCTACAATGTCATACAATTAAATATTTATATTATATGAGGATATATTCTAACAGTTTTGAGTTAATGTCCGAAATGGGCAGAGAACTCAACAGTTATGGTCAAACTGTAAAACCAAAGACCTATCAAAATAAAGTGATTGAAGGTAATGAGGATTTTATTACAAAAGAACTCATTTGCCAACAATATTGTTTAACTTCACTTGGAGACCCAGTATGGTTATTCATATTCTCTCATTCAAAGGAATGGGCAGATGCCGAGTTTAAAGAAAGAATTGGTTGGTATGATTTAAATCCAGGTAAAGCTTGGGAATTGAGAAAAGATTTATGGGAACAGTTTTTGGTGAATGGTAAGTTTGATTACACCTACCCAGAGCGTATTTGGAACTCGTTAGACATTTATGGTAGGACTTCTTTTAACTGTGATTCAGCAATGCAATCAGTTATTGAACTTCTTAAGAGGGATAATGATACTCGTAAAGCAGTACTCCCTATATTCCATGGTACAGATTTAAGATTCCTTGATGGAAGTAAACGTATACCATGCTCAATGTATTATGATTTCCTTATCCGTCAGAATGGTAAAGGAGAGAAGGTATTACATATTTGCTATCATCAAAGAAGTTCGGACTTTGTACAACATTTCGGTAATGATATATATCTTGCATGGAGACTCATGCAATATGTAGCTAAAGAGGTAGGAGTAAAACCGGGTTATCTGTATCACACAATTGATTCTCTCCATGCTTATAAGAAAGATTGGACAGCATTAGCTTCTAATCTGGAAGACTTACAAGAGAAATACTAATAATGAGGGATGTATCTACTACTGGTGGGTATGTCCCTTTTTCTATTTTTAAAATATGGAGACACGGTATACAATAATAAAAAACAAAAGAGAGTTAAAGAAACTCATTGCCTGTTGTAAATCAACTGGTTATGCTTGCTGTGATTATGAAACAAATGCAGAACCTATATATAATAAGGTTTTTAAGCCAACTATACTCTCAGTATCCTGGATGCCAGGGTTTGGTGCTTCCATTCCTTTAGACCATTTCGAAACAAAAGATTATACTTCACCCGGTTGGAATTGGAAAAAGATGCTAAGGAAATTTGGGGAAGAGGTAATTGAGAATTATGACATTGTAAAGGTGGCATGGAACTGGAAGTTTGATGACCAGATAAACCAAAAGTATCAAATATTCTATAGGGGTACTTGTTTAGATGGGATGCTTGCTAAATATGTTCTTAATGAGGAAAAACCTCATGACCTAAAATCAATGGTAAGAAGGTATTTGCCTGAGTATGGTAATTATGAGAAACAAGATGCTTTTGATAAGATACCTTGGGATAAAAAAGAATTAGACCCACTTTGTCATTATGGATGTCAAGATACGGATTATACTCTTAGGTTAATGATATTCTTTGAGAAGAAGTTGGTGGATTTAGGTATGTATTCGGTATTCCGTAATTTATTCATGTGTAATTCACGAGTACTAACATCGGTAGAAAAGGAGGGTTTATATCTAGATACTGAGTTCAATAAAAAGCTTTTGGAAGAATATAAGCCAAAAATAGATGCTGCTAGAGACGCAATATATGCTTTGCCAAGAGTAAAGAGATTCGAAAAGAAGTATAACCAAGAAAAGATTGATAAGTATATTCAATCTATCGAATCAGAACTTGAAGAGTTAGATTATAATGACCCAAAGGATAAACGGAAGATTGCATCAAGGGAACAGAAAATCTCGAATATCAAAGCAGGTATATTCACAACTAAAAAGGAACAAGAATTAATAAGACCCATTAATTTGGGTAGCCCAGTTGATTTACCTGCATTGATGTATTCAGAAGATGGCTTTCATTTTGATGTGATTAAGGATAACGAATCTGGTAAACCAAGTACTGATGAAGAAACTCTTACTAATCTTAGGCTAACAATTAAAAAGCAAGATTCACCAAAGGCAATATTTCTTGATAAGCTTCTTGAATTACGAGGGTTAGAGAAAATGTATAAGACCTATATTTATGGATGGTGGGAAAAAGTACAAGATGATTCCCGATTACATGGTAGGTATAATATACACGGTACAGATTCTAATAGATTTAGTTCTGCAGACCCAAATATGCAGCAGATACCAAAGACGTCAGTAGACCCAAATATCAAGAAACAATTGATTGCTCCTCCTGGGTATTTATATATGGCATTTGACTACTCTCAAGCAGAGTTAAGAATGATGGCTCACCTATCTGGCGATGAAACCTATCTTGATGCTTTTGCAAAGGGGGCTGACCCTCACTTGGGTATAGCAGCAGCAAAATACGGAGTATCAATTGAGGAAGCATCTAAAATATACGAAGATGAAAATCATCCTGACCATAAACTATGGAAGACTAGAAGAAAACAAGCTAAGCAAATTGCATTCGGTTTGATTTATGGTATTGGAGAAGCTTTACTTGCAGTAAAACTATCTGACCCAAAAGCTGGTATTATAGTTACTAAAGAAGAAGCCCATAAAGAAATGGCCGAGTTCTTTGAGAAACACCCAAAGATACTTAAGTTCAAAGAGAAGCAAGAGAAATTCCTTCGTAAGCATGGGTATTATACTCAGTTATTTGGTACTAAGAGAAGATTACCCCAGATATACTCAAACGACAAACAAGAAGTTGCTTATGCTATTCGTTTGGGACTTAACTTCCCATGTCAAGGTGCTGCAGCAAATATGACCAACTTTGGAGCTATTCTTGTTTATTGGTTAATGAGACAAGGTAAATTACCTCGTATGCTTGAAGTAGCAACTGTTCATGATGCAGCCTATTTTTACTCAAAGCCTGAATATATTAATACTTGGACTGTTTTTAAAATATGGGATATATTGAGAAACCCTAGTACTAAGAAATATTTTGGTTTTCAAGTGGATGATGTAGATATGTCAATGGACTTCTCTATTGGTAGGTCAATGGCAGAAGAATTACCTTTTATTCCTGGGTATGATTATAGAAAGATGCTTCAACCAGATTTCTCAGTAGAGGAGTATATGGAAGAACATAAGAAGTATAAGAATGTAATCATTAAGGATTATCCTAAATTGTTTAGTAAAGAGATAAAGCAGTATGAGGAAGATTTTAAAGGGAAACTTAGATTGCATTGGTTGCCCTAATTACCATGTTACCAAGAATGGTAAGGTATATTCTAATTATAAGGGTAAAGGTTGGGTAAAATTATCCCTTAATCGAATTAAAAATAACGGATATGTTATAGTTTCTATTAGGGATACGAATGGATATAGGTACACTTATAACATTCATCAATTAGTAGCATTAGTATATGTACCAAACCCAAATAATCATAAGTATGTATGTCATAAGGATAATATAAGAACTCATAATCATTATAAGAACTTATATTGGGGTACTGCTAAGGAAAATACTCAACAATGTATTAGAGATGGTAGGTTTAAATTTTCAGATACAAAGTTAAGTAGACCCGATATACTTCAATTACTTTATGAGTATGATACTGGTATGATAAAAGCAAAACTTGCTAGGAAGTATGGGATATCACCCATGTTAGTATATAAATATATTAAGAAAAGAAAACGTTATGAAAAAGATTTTGAACGGACCCACAGTATGGAGGGCTAAATGCCCAGTATGTGATTGCGAATTTGAATATGATACCAGTGAAACTTTTGGGGTTTATAATAAATCTGGAGATTATTTTAGGATAGTACAATGCCCCAATTGTAAAACTAATCTGAAGCATTCAGAATTTGTATCAACCATTATAACAGAATCGAAAAGAGAAGATACTATGTCTACATAAATAATATAAATTTATGGAATTATGGCAACACAGAAAGAGATTGATAATGCAAGTAAGTTAACTGCCCTCACTTACATGGTTGCAGGGTGCTTAGGTTATTCTATCGAAAATTTACTTAAGTATTTAGATGGGGTTAATCTAAGGTTGAGTGGACAAGAAAAAATGTTACTTAACCGATTAAAGACTCAGTTATCTCAAGTACAAACTAATCTTACTACTTTAGAGGGATTAGCTTTTAAAGTAATGGCTACAGATGAGGATGGTAAACTTGCTTATGAAGATGCCACCCATATTTATTGGGCTGCATTTTTAGCCTTACTCGATAGGGGTGGTACTGATAACTTATGCGACTTAAGATTAATGGCTTTGGTAGATAAGATAAGCATCTATAAATCTCTTCTTAATTTGCCCGGTATGAAACTCTCTTATCAAATGGCTTTTGCTCAAGTAACTAAAGCAATAAGCAAAGGGGAATTTAGTAAAGAAGACTTTAAAAACCTATTAGAAGTTTATGAAGACGGAACTGAAAAAACTAAGGGTTAAGTTTGAAGGTAAACTTATTGAGATTGATATCCAAAAAGAATTATCTATTAATGAGAATATCATTAATTCTCAGCTACGAGAATCTCCTTCTAGTTATTATGTACTTGCTTCTTTGAGAGATAAATATATAAAAGAAAGGGATGCTCTAGCAAGGGAAAAAGAAGAAGCTTATTCGAATGCCTGGTTATATTATAAGGATGCTAATGAAAGATGGAATAACGAATATGTATCTCATAAGGCAAACCTTAACAAGAAATACTCTTCTATCAATGAAAGGTATTTAAAAGCTGTAGAAAAAGCAAATAAGTTCATAACTATCTGTAAATGTTATGAGTCACGCGAAAATATATTAAGAACTATTAATGCGAACCTAAGAAAAGGTTAACCCCTTGAACTATAAACAATTATTAACTTTTAAAAACAGTATTAGAATATGAATTATTCAATGACATTTATCTCACCTCTTGTAGCTGAGAAATTTAATCAAGAATTACCCGGATGCCCAACAGAAAACCGGGTACTTATTTTATCTCCAAAGGAGGTAAATCAAACTAAATCCGGTTTGATTATCCCTGAACAAGTAAAAGAGGGAGTTCCTCGTAAAGGGGTTGTAGTAAAGAGTGGGGAAATTACCGAAGAATACAAAACCTACCGAGAATTGGTTGCTGTAGGTAGAATAGTTACCTATGGTTTGTATGCAGGTAAAGAACTTGAACTCGAAATGGACAAACTATCTCCTGCTCTCAAACAACTTTTAGAGAAAAACGTTCTTACCGTATTGAGTATGAACGAAGTAGTTTACTCAGAACCGAATAATTAAAACTAATCATTATGATAAAAGACCAGAAGAAAAAGAAAGTTTCATCAGAGGGACTTTCTACAAAAGAAAAGATGCTAGCTAGAAAGAAACAGCTAGAATCCAAGGGAAATGGTAGTGGGTTAGTATATCCAAAAGAGGGAACTCTGAGGATGAGAATTAAATCTCCGGGTGATGACCAAGAATTGGGTATCGAAATTATTCAATTCTACCTGGGTGGCAATTTGGGAGGAGTTATATCTCCGGCTACTTTTGATGAACCTTGCCCATTCATGGAGAAATACCAAGAATTGAAAAACTCCAAGGATGAAGATGACAAGGAACTTGCCAAGAACCTGGTACCAAGAAGAAGATATGTCATCGGTGGTATCATTTACTCAGATGAAAAGGGTAGTAAGGTAGATTACGAAGGCAAAGATAAGGGAGTTTTAGTTCCTCGCTCAGTATACCAGGATATCATTGACCTTTACCTTGATGAAGATGAGGCAGGTGATATGACAGATCCAAAAACTGGATATGATATCAAGGTAATTCGTTCAGGGTCTGGTAAACTAGACACCACTTATTCTGCTCGTGCTTGCAAACCAACTAAGTTGGACAAGAAATATCAAGGTACAATTGACCTTGAGGGAATAGTTCGTTCTCAAATCAAATCCTATGATGAGTTGGAAGATTTGCTTTCACAGTATCTAAACGAAGACCATGGGGATGACGATGATGATGATAAATCCAAGAAGAAAAAGAAAAAGGGAGTTCACAAAGACCATTACATGGAAGATGATGAACCCAAGAAAAAGAAAAGAAAATACAAATCGGATATTTAAGGGTTAGTAATATGGTTTCATTCGAAGGTGGTAATTAGATTCGTTCTGTTATCACCTTCTTTAGTTTAAAGACATTACATTATGGCAAAGAAATCTAAGGTTGGTTTAAAAGTACCAACAGCAAATGAGATGGCAAAGAAATATGGAAGTATGATTAAATTAGCTTCAGAAGTTACTGATACTGATTTATATATACCATCTACTTTCTTTGCTCTGAACTACTTATTTGGTAAGGGTATTCCTTATGGTAAAATCGTAGAGATTGCTGGAGAAGAATCCTCTGGTAAATCTTTGGTGGCTTATAACTTTGCTTATGCTACTCAACAACTTGGAGGTCATGTGATATGGGTAGATGCTGAACAATCCTGGATGAATTCTTGGGCTGAAATAAATGGGGTAGACCCCGCAAGAGTAACCATTGTTAATGATACCCGTATTGAATATATTGCAGACGTAGTGGCAGACTTAGCAATATATTTACGTTCTCAATTAACTCACAATGAACCGATACTCTTAGTAATTGATTCTATTGCAGCTACAGACTGTACAGATAATATAGATGCTAAGATGGTTGATGGTAAAGCAGAAATGGGAGGTAGAGCAAAGGCTCTTTACAAATACTTCCGTATCAGAAGTGAGTTATTCTACAAGCTGGGAGTATCTCAGATTTATATTAACCAATTAAGAACTGCTTTAAATGTCGGATTTGGAAAAGATAACACAACAACTACGGGAGGTGCTGCACTCAAATTCTATGCTTCAATCAGAGCTGCTTTCTATTCGGGAAGGTCTGTTACAATCAAACAAAACGGGAAAGAAAGAAAAGCTGGAAAACTTGTCACAATTAGACTTATTAAAAATAAGGTTGCTCCTCCTAGACCTACAATTAGTAAATGCCCAGTATATTTCAACCCTAAATTCCATGAGGTTGGATTTGATAGATGCTATGCTTTAGAGGATGTATTAGTAGATACTGATGTAATCGAAAAAACTACTGGTGGGTATAAATTGAAAGGGAAAACTCTTGCAAGAGGGGAAGAGAAATTCCAAAAGCTTTTGGAAGAAGACGATGAACTTCGTAGAAAACTTTTACGGAAAGCCGGAGTAAATACCATAGGTACTACTAAAAAGCAACTGGAGAAGATAGAAACAAATATATTCCCAGTCGATGGTGTAGAATATGAAAACTATTCAGATTCAGAAGAGGAGGAGGAAGACGATGAATAAGAAAGAGGTAGAAGGTATAGAGAAAGTAATTAAAGAGTACCTTAAGAAAAATTTGAGAATGGAATCTAGGGTTAGGTATCTAGATGCTTATAGCCAACCAGAGAATTATTTAGATGTATATCTTGGAGAGGAAAAGATTCAAGAAGTTTCACTTTATGAATTAGATTAGATTTTGGACGATGAGCAAGAAAACAATATTACTGATTGATGGGGAGAATATTCTCCATCAGTCTTTTCATAAGTTCGAAAAACTTAAATCTACCGATGGCAAACCGAGTGGGGCAATATTCGGATTTTTCAAATCTCTACATATGTATCTTACAAGGTTCGAACCGGATGAGGTTTATATTTCATTCGATAATGGTCATTCACCAGTAAGGACGAAGTTATTGCCCAATTATAAGGGACATAGAAAAAATATATCTGTAGATTACGAATCATTGCAAAAGCAAAAGGCAATTATAATGAAAATGCTGGGTATGCTAAGAATTAATTATATCTTCGATAAAAAGAAATCTACAGTATATGAAGGGGATGACTTCTTAGCATACCTTGCAATTAAAAAATTCCAATCCGAGAAAATGATACTTATATCATCGGATAAAGACTTTAACCAGTTGCTATCAAATAACCTGAGGATATATAATCCCAGAAAAGATGAGATGATAAGAATGGATAACTGCAAAGAATTATTCGGTTATCATTCTCATGAAACGGTAGAGTACCTTGCAATGGTTGGAGATACTTCCGATGATATACCAGGGTTCCCGGGTATAGGACCAGTAAAAGCAAGGAAAATCCTTGATGAGGGTAGAATTGAGAAGTTTATTGCCCAGAGTAAGAACAAAGAATATCTTCAAATATGGAAAAGGAATGAACAGTTAATCGACCTTTTCTGGTTTGTAAGACATAATCCATTGGATAAGTTACCAATTAAGTCAAAGAAGAAGTTTAAGTATGAGAAATTCAAAGAACTTTGTATCGAATACTCTTTAGCATCATTTTTGACAAATGAATTTATAAAACCATTTAAAGCATTACATCATGAGTAAGAGAATTATGTTTGTGGGTCCCTCTGGTATAGGGAAAACCACTTTAGCTAAGTATGTAGCTAAGAGAGAAGATCTACCTTTTATTTCTGGTAGTATGTCAGATTTATTACCTGCTACTGAAGGGGTATCACATAATGAAATATTATCCCTCGGTTCGGAGGCAATGTATAAAGCAGATTTTCAACTTCTGAACAAAAGGAATAGGTTATTCAAGGATAGAGAATACTTCGTAACTGATAGGAGTTATGCAGATTTGGCTGCTTATTTTTGGTATAAGCAATCAAGAACTTTACCAGAATGTGAAATGGAACATTTTTTCTGTCAATGTAAGACTTTAATGGAAGATCAATGTGATGTAGCAATCTTCTTACCATTAAATCTAGATACTTATAAGCATTGGTCAATGGAAGATAATGGTAAGAGAATACTTAACAGATTCTTCCAAGTTCAGATATCATCTCTTATGGGGGAATTGCTTGCAAATTGGGAAATACCCACTATTTGTATATCTGAGCTCGATTTAGGTATGAGAACGGAACAAATCAATTACCATTTAGATGGGATATGGGGAAAGAAGTAATAGCAATAGCCTTTTCAGATTTACATATAAATCTATGGGCTAAGTTTAATGAGAACAATCACAGGACCCTGAATAGTTTCAGGGTTTTGTCGATTATACGGAAATTATGTAGAAGGTTTAACTGTCCTGCATTATTTTGTGGAGACTTATTTCATAAGGCCGAAACAATGGACCAAGAATTAGCAGAGATATGTTATAATGAACTAATAGAAGGATTTTGGATATATGCCATATCTGGAAATCATGATATTAAGAAAATAAGTAAGGTTGGTACTAAACCCTTTAGCTGGCTTTATCAAGTAGAGAAGTATGGTATCATGATATTAGATTATGAAAAAACCCAACTATCTTCTACACATAAAGATATTATGGTATATGGGGTTCCTTATATTGATAATAACGTGGGTCTAAGTGAATACTTAAAGAAGTTAGAATTAGATAAAAGTAAAAAGAATATTCTTTTACTACACACTGATTATCCCGGTGCAAAGGATACCGATGGTAGAGAGATAGATTCCGTAGAAAACTTAAATGTGAATGTTCTCAATAAGTTCGATTTAGTATTATGTGGGCATATACACAAACCACAAAGACTATCAAAGAAGGTTTATATGATTGGAGCCCCTAACCATCAAAGGAGAACCGATAGAGATTGTGAATTAGGGTATTGGAAAATCTATGAAGATTTGTCTCTGAAGTTTGTACCTTTGAAAAATTTCCCAAAGTTCATCGATGTAGAAAGGGAAGAGGATATTAATGATGATGGCAATTATTATACGGTAATCCCTCAAAAAGCTAGTACTCCAGTTAATAACAAACATAAGATTACTAAGCAACTTTCTAAGAAGTCTCTAGCAAAGAGATACCTAAGAGAGAAAGGTATTAAAGATGAGGTTAAAACTAATCTATTAATTGAAACACTTAAAAAGGCTGAGTCATGTTAACGTTCTTAAACTTAGAGGCAGAAGGATTTTGTTCAATAGAATCCTTACATCTACAATTAAACCCCACTTGTACCATACTTATCAAGGCCCCAAATGGGAAAGGGAAATCAACTATTCTCTCTGCCTTGGTATGGGCAATATATGGGAAAAACCTAAAGGGTGTTTCTGAGGTAAATACTTGGAAGCAAGTAAGGCCTAAAGATTACAAGGGTACTAAGGTACAAGTATATTTTCAGAAAGATTCTCATACATATAAGATAGTTAGATGTCAAAAGTATGATGAAGTACTTGAGGATGGTGCTAAAGGCAAAGACAGACTTATCTTCATGAAAGATGGAGATATAGTCGATATAAAAGGGAAGGGGAAGATACAGGATTCTATAAACCGAGAGATAGGTCTATCATATACTCTGTTTATGAACTCAATTATGTTTGGGCAAGGTATAAAAAGACTCATACAAGAATCTAATTCTGATAAGAAAAAGATATTCGAAGAAGTATTCGATTTGGAGTTCTTAAACCTTGCTAAAGGCATTGCATTACAAGATAAAAATAACTTGATATCTCAAATAAACGAAGTAGAGCATGAGTCTCAAATGCTTAAGAAAGAATTAGAGGCTAATAAGGAGGCTTACTTCGATATGAGAGATAGAGAAAAATCCTTCAAGCAAAAAATCAAAGAAGAAAGAAGAGATTTAAAACAAGATAGAGAAAAGCTAACTAAGTTACTGATTGAGAAACAAAAACAAATTAAGGATGAAGTAGATGCTTCGCTTCAGATAAAGATTAAAAAACAAAATGAACTAATCTTTGATTTTAGGAGTAAGATAAAAGATGCAAAGAATCTATCGAATGTACCACTCAAGAAAGTAATTAAAGAATTAGTAATACAGTTAGAAGCTGGTCACTACAAACGTGCATTACGTGATGCTAAATCAATATATAAAGCGTTCTCTGACCTTGACAAATATGATAAAGAATATCAAGAGGCTTTAGAGAGATTAGAAGAACTTAGTAGTGTAAATGATAGATATAAGAAATTGAAATCTGATTGTGATGATATTGCTTCTGATATTGCTTCTATTGACGAAGATTTGGATAAGCTCAAACAGGAAAAGCTTAAGGTTATGTCTCCAAAGTATAAACAAAAACTTAAAGAGATTAGGAAAAACTTACGGAAGGTTGATGAGGACTTTCATAATAAAGAATTAGAGTTAGAGAATTATAACTGGTTAATTAATGACCCATTGGGTAATAATGGGATTAAGGCATACTTATTCGATTCATCACTCGAGTTCTTAAATAAATGCCTCGATAAGTATTCAGAGGTATTGGGATTTAGGATTGAATTTAATATTGATTTGGGCACTGCTAGAAAAGAATTTGTTACTCTTATTGAAAGAGATGGGCAAATAATTGATTATGATGAACTTAGCGGTGGAGAAAAACAATTATGTAATGTTGCAATGGCATTTGCAATGAATGAAGCTCTTACTGCTTCTAAGGGGATTAATTTAGCATTTCTTGATGAGGTATTCGAATCTTTAAGTTCAGATAATGTAGAAGTAGTTACTTCACTAATACGTCACATATTCAAAGAGAAAACTCTATTCTTGATAACCCACTTAGATTCACTTCCTCTTGGTAATACCAAAATTCTGCAAGTGGAAAAGACTCAAGGCCTGAGTAGGTACCAATTACTATAATGTTATAATAATTAATATAACAAGACAGTAATTATGGCAAATAGCAAAAAGAAGGGCTCAAGATTCGAATTGAAAATATCGAAATGGTTTACCCAATGGACTTCTTACAAGTTCGGAAGAACTCCCTATTCTGGGGCAAACCACCAGAGTAGAGATTTAGCTTCAGATATAATGTGTCAAGATGAAAGACATGCCCATCGGTGTAAAATATCCGTTGAGTGTAAGAATTATAAAGAGATTAAGTTTGAACATATTCTTTTAGGTAATAAGGGTTGTGATATATTAAAATTCTGGGAACAAGCTTCTAAGGATGCAAAAAGAGCAAATAAAGTTCCTATACTCTGTATGAGATATAATTCAATGCCCTCAGAAGAATTTTTCTTTGTAGTTGGAAAGGATTTATCTTCCGTATTCTATAAACCCCTATTCGATAAAGCCAATATTATGGTAATTGATGTACCAAAGATAGATGAGATTCTTTATGTATTCATGGCTAGTGACATATTGAAGAATGTAAACTATAAGTTAGTACATAAACAAGCTAAGTTAATTCTTAAAAACCGGTAACCTATGAAGAAGCATACCCCATACTCATATTGTATATTTTACCTTGAAAGGAAGTACTGTGATAAAATCAATAAAGAACTCAAAGAAAAGGGGTATGACCAAATCAAGGCAATTATTCCTATGGTAAACGTATTAAGAAAAACCACAAAAGGTAAGAGGGTATTCGAAGAAGTACCAGTATTATTCAATTATGGTTTTATGAGAATGCCCACTAAATTAGCATTCTCAAGGCCCTTTCTTAATAAGTTACGTAGGAATATATCTGGTATCAGAACTTGGTTACGTAATACCGAGACAATGCACCCAAGAAAGAAAAAGGTAAGGATTGACAATGCAGAAGACTTTGATGATTTCTCTTTAGTGGCTACTTGTAGTAGAAAAGAAGTAAGGCGATTTAAACGTATTGCTAGAGAGAATAAGAAGTTTTCAGTAGATGATTTAGTCAATGTAAAGCCTGGAGATTACTTAGTATTACGGGGTTATCCTTATGAGGGAGTAGATGCTACAGTATTAGAGGTTGACCATCTTTGTAAAAGAGTAAAAGTTCTTATATACCCTGAAATGGGAAGAATGGAAGTATGGTTACCTTTTGACAACGTTATCTATAGTGTATATTTAAATCATGACCCAGATAAGCTTTATGCTAATTCTGGGGAATATGACCCTAATCAGATAACCAATGAAGCAATTGATAGTATAATGAGATATAGGAGAATTTAATATTATGAACGAAGCTCAACAAAAAGCCTGGAGTTGTTTAATTGATAAAGAACAACAATCATTATTCCTTCAACTATCAGAAAGTAAATCTTCATGGGAAGCTGGTGAAATTTTAAAGTTATCTCATTACAAGTATCTTGAAATCCGGGAACGGTCAGAGAAATTCTTTAGGCTATTCTCGGATTTTTTTGAGAAACACACTTCTATTTTTCGACCAGATTGCCCCTGTGAGAGGAATTTCCAAGATTATATGGAGGGATGTTTAGAGAAACGATTAAAAAGAAAAGAAGCAAGCTTATTCACAGGAGACTCAGCTCAATTACTCCCAAAGGTAAACTCTAAAAATATAGAGAGAAACATGAAGAGGTTAAAGGAGTCTGATGATGAATGGGACATAGACACTCTAAGATTAATTCTTGAATTTGATAGGTGGAATAACTTTAGAATACTTCCAAGGATGCTACAACAGCCATCTGCATTTAAAAGGCGGTCGAATAAGAAGGATAAGATATATATCAAGTATCTTCTTAATAGAGTACCGGATTGGATGCACAATAAACTCAAGGAAAGGTTTAGGTATAAAGTAAAACCAGGAAAGAAAAAGTATTGGGTAGCTTTAATATCTGAGGACCTATATACCGATGGTTATCTATTGTTACCAGTAAGACCTTTGGATGAAGTAGTAGATGAATTTAGTAGATTCTACATGTATGTATTTAAAACTAAAGATGATGCTGATACCTTTGGTTTTATGGTATCTAAGTTCATGATTAAAACCGAATCTGTTAAGCTTGGACAAAAATTCTGGCCAGAGTACCGTTGCTGTGTGGAAAGAGCAGTAAACTATAATCAAGTGAACAACATAGAATTCAATATTAAGAAATTGGATATGGCTTATAACACACATATCAAGAGAAAGCATAAAAAACCTAAATCCACTGCTGCGAACCGAGCAAAAACCTCGGATTTTTATAAAAATAAATAGAGAAATAAGATAAGATTAAATTATTTATTCTTATATTTGCAAAGAAAATAAATGAATACTTTAAAATATTAATGATATGGCAAAAAAGAGTAGAAAAGACATGAAAGCCCCATCCAAGGAGAAATCAAATTTCCTTGGTGCTTCTGGGAGAAACATGACTTATAGGGATTTAAAGAGAAAGGCTATCATATTAGGGATGCCTTTCCCTGATGCTTGTTCTGCTGGGGTATTTGACTTATTACATTATATCAATGTATCAGAAGAGAAGCCCGATAAATCGTTAATTGATAAATATGACGATTGGATGGATAAGCAATTAGAAAATATTGGGTATTCGAAAGATGACCCAATAAGAAATTCCAGATTAAGGCTTGGGTTTCTCGGAGAAGAAGGGGAAAATGGGCAAAGAAGAACCAAACGAGTTCCTGGGATAAAGAAACCTCGAGAAAAGAAACCACCAAGAGAGAGGGATGAATTTAATCTTATCAAGGGTACAAAGAAATCTTATGTATTCGAATTAACTGCAAAAGGTTTTGAACTTGATAGAGTTATTCGGAGAATGAAAAAGAAATTCCCCGAAGCAAATGAGAAATCTATCAATCTTTGGTATAGAATGGCAAAGAGGAATATAAATGGTAAAACTAAAGGAAAGTAACAACGGACCCATACGACCAGATAGATATTATATATGGACTTGGAGACCAGATACTACCAATAAGATTGTTACTGAAAAGAAATTATATAGGAAACATCTAACCGGTATACCATACTTTACTAGACATCAAGTAAAGGTTACCTTAGTTTATCTTTATGGTGTAGATGTTCTTCAGTATATCCATATAATATCTGGGAGGAAACTTATAAAACAAGGCATTAGAGAATTATCCGATATGAATGGTAAACTTCTTAAAAAGGGTAGTACTAAATTCTGGTTTAAGGGTAAATTCGTAAAAGCAAGGAAGTTCATAATGCCCGATGAATATCACATAGATAAACACCGACGAAGAAGATTTATGGTACAAATGCACCGAGTCTTTAAGTCTAAAGGAAAAAAGGAATTCAATGAAAGGTACTCAATCAAACTCTATGGACAACGGCAAGGCATATCTCCCAAGTATACAAGGCAAAAGAGATTACAAATCAATCTTGCTATCCTACAGGATTTACAACAGGCTGAGTCAAGAGGAGAAAAATAAATTCAATCTGTTATTCCTGCAGTATCCCCCATTGGTAGGTTCATTGGCTTTATATTTAAGAAAGAAGATGAACATCCCAATACAAAAGGTACTATTTATCAAAGCACAAAGGGATATGCTCGAAGTATTCGATGAGGCATCACTTAAATTTTTAGGGTATTTGCCTAAAGAAAGGTTTATTAAGAAGTCTTTATTATTTCAAGGGTTTGTTCCATTAGAGAGTATTAAACTTAGAAGGTCTTATGCTTATATAATGACAAATAGGATGATAGAAAATAAAATATGGGTCTACCCAATTCGATTATCCGATAACTATAAAACAATGATAAAAGGGAAATACAAATCCTATACCGAAGTATTTGGGAAGGTGGGTATTCCTGGGATAACTAAAATTAAATATAGCAATGAATAATAACGAAGGTTTTAAAATCACAGCACATCAACCAGCAAACCCATTTGCAGGTAAGAAGTTTAAGATAGTCACTTATCAAGGTGACAAGGAACTTGCCTCTCAGGCAATAACAATTGAATCTCAATTAGAATTAAAGACAACTCTAGATGAGATAAAACAATTCAATATTGCTCAGGAGGAATTATTAAAATCTGGGTATACTCAGAAATCCATACTGGTAAAGAAACTTATAACAGAGTGATATAAATAAATTATTAACCAACTTAAACATTACGAAAATGGCTAAGAAGAAAAAAGAAGTGGAACTGAAAGAAGTTTCCAGAACAGAAATCAATGGTGCAATCATCATTAAGTACGAAGACGGCTCAGTAAAGATTATCCCTGCTCCTATCATGCTTTCTGCCGAAGAAGCCGAAGACCTTTTTGGTTCTAAATCCGATGACGAGGAAGAAGAAGAGGAAGAATCAGACGAT